CCCCCGACGCCCACGTCGCCGCCGCCGCCCACGCCGCCGCCCCCGCCGCCGACGCCGCCCCCGCCGCCCCCGCCGCCGACGCCGACGCCGCCTCCGTACCGCTCAGAATAGCAGCCTTACATTGTTCGCAAGCCGCCTCAACCTGTGGCCAGTAAGGTTTACCGGCGTAGAGGGGGCGAGCCGATGCAACCGCGTCGTCAATCGTAAAAATGAGGGACTTGTTTAACACGGTGCGCCATTGCGGTTCCGTTAACGCACCCCAGCGCCGCACCGCCGCACCGTAGCGGCGGGCGATCGGATAAATGGCATCTTCCGCCAATCCATCGAACAGCGTGATGGTCAGTTCCGCCAGCCAGAGGGGCATCAGTTCGGCATTACAATCCGACGCCGATTTGACCCCGGGACCGATCGAGCCGAGCAAGCAGGCGACCTCCCGCCCGTCTGATCCTCGGCTATGCCATTGATGCTGCGCCAAAGTCTCGGCGTCGCACGCGGCGAGGATCGCCGCAGACGCGGATTCGTTCGTGATGGTCATCATTTCAACTCCTTGCTGATGGGTTACGCGATGCTTGCGAGCGCGCTGAACAGCACATCAAACCCCGTTTCCGATAAGGGCAGCGGCACCTTGCCTAGTGCGAAGCAAAGCATCTCTGGCACGACACTAGGCGGCGTGGTATTGCGCGGATCGTAGTGAATCCATCCCATGCTCTTGATGTATCCGATCACTTGTGGGACACCAAGCCGAGATGCCTCATAATTCGCCGCGCGGATGCAATCGGCGGCACTTTCATGGATTATGTGATAGGTCGTCATCGTAAATATCCACTTGTATCAATTGCTTTCTGCGCCAGCGCTTTGTTGCCGAAGTATCCGACAAGCTCGCCGTCATGGCGTCTGATGCGCCAAGTATCTCCGATTTTCTCGGGTTTTGAGAGTTTCCAAGTTTGCGTTGGTTTGTAGGTTGCCATTTCCGATTCCTCCTGCGGCGGCCGTCAGGCCGGGTTCACTTCTGCGTACTGAATGCGATTGATTTCGCCTTCGCGCTATCGTCGGCGCCGTCATTCCCGCTCCGTCTCGAATAGCAGCGCCTGATAAAGCTCAGCGCCAAGGAAGTTTTCGAGCTTCATAGCCTGCTTGCGGCAAGCTTCGTAAATCCGCTCCGCCTTGCGGCTGTCGGTGTCATAGCCGTACTCGCCGCACCAATCCTCGAAATGTCGGGCATTGTCGATACCGGCCGCATCGCTCGCCAAACAATCGAGCACATCAACCGCCTTCGGCTCGCCGGCAATTGCCGGACCTTGCGAAAAATAGGTGCTCATTTGCTTCCGGCCGCGGCGAAAGGTGCAACGAAAATGGCTTGTCCCGCGCGCCCAATCCTTCGGGTCGATGTTGGGGTTGGTGTCAGCCCAATCGCACGACATCCGAATGTTGCTGCGATTGACGAATTGATTGATGGTCTGAGTCATCGGTTCCTCCTTGCTGACGGGTTAGGCTGCTCCAAGGCCAGGGGGTGCAAGCCAGGCTAGTGCATACGCGCGGTGCGATAAGCACGCTTGCGTTGTGCGCGGCGCCAGTTACGTTCATAAGCGATCAACGTGGCAATGCTCAAAGGGAGGCATGCGCCGAGAAGAATGATGTAGATCATGGCGTGCGCTGGCAGGTTCGTCATCTCGATCTCCTTGCTGATGGGAGGAATATACGTCGATTGCCGTAGCCTGTCAACAGCAAAAATGCAGATTGACGTATTTTTATCGAGCGCCTATGTTATCGGTATGGACGAGAACGAGCTTTTGAGCAGCAACCGTCGAGCCGCCGGCATCAAGCAGCGCGACCTGGCCGCGGCGATCGGGATCTCGCCGCAGTATCTCAGCGACTTAGAGAACGGGCGTCGCGAGGTTCCGGGGCCGCTGTTGGCGAAGCTGCCGCAGCCGATCCGCGCGCCGATCGTGCGCGCCAGGATCGCGGAGTTGGAAAAGCTGCTTTAGGGGTAATGCCGGCCAGCCGCCCGGGTTCGTTAGCTAATTAGATCAATACGTTATGTTGTTGCGGGCCGGTCGCTACCCCGGCTATTTGGGGGCCATCAGCAGTGAGCGCAGCCCCATCCCCCTGATCGCCCCTTGCCTTCCGCAGTATGACCGGACTCTTTCGCCGTGCTCTCTATGGGGCGTCGACAGCTTCCAGGCGTTTGCCAGCACGAACGAACAAGTGACCCGACAGTAACCCCGGCCGACCTCACACTTGGGAGCGTGTCTTGCTTTCCACGCCGCCGCAACAGGCGCTTGCCTATCACGCGGAAACGCCGGCCACGAGGGCCGGCGCCAATCCGCAGGGAGGAACCTGAGATTTCGCTTGACGCCTAGGGGAAAGCGCCAGTAGCGTGCTGGTTGTTCACGTCAGCGGGCCGAAAAGTTTGTCAGTTCCCGATCAAAGTCAAGCAAAATCGCACTTCACACTCGTCAGCGATCAAGAATCCCTCTGGCTGATATTCGCCAAAGGACCGACGCCACCCCACTCGCTGCAGATGTCCCGCTCTCGCTCTGGCCTTTGGTGGCGTAAGACCGCGACCGAGGCCGTAGCGATTGAAGTGGTCACGCGCCTTCGCACGGCCGGTCTTGATGCCTGGCACAAATACGAAGCCGACATGCCGGTCCGCGAAACCCGCGCTCAGAAGCGCGCCCGCGAGCAAAACTTCCGGGAACACCAACGAGATTCCAAGCCGGCCCTCAAAGCGCCGGTAATTACGCTTGATCCGAACCGCGATCGCAGCTCGGGTCGGCGAACCTATGCTGAGTACCGCGAGACAGATCTCGCGCCCAGACTAAATGTGGGAACCTAACAGGCTGTAACGGCCCGTGCTGCTAACCCCTCGTTGCCGTCGAGCGGCAGCGGGAATACCGCAAGCTCCATCCGTTTCTCGCCAGGCAATGGGGGAAACCTTATAGGATGGGGGTAAATCTAAACTTATGGGCGAAGCCCATGCTGCAAAGTCTGAGCGCAGCGAGGCCGCGTCAGCGGTGCGTCACTCTGTTGCGAAGCGTTTGCCGGCTGCCCAAAGCTATCCCGCCCCGCCAGCCATACCGCGATAGCCCTGAGGGTAAGATGACCACTACGCCAGCGTCTCACCATGCCACCATCCCCTCACTGGGCGGCTGCCCGAAGGATCTTCCTTCCACACAGCAAAAACCCCGCGCTAGGCGGGGCTGATGCCGACTCGTGAATGAGACGCCTGACGAGTTAGAAATGGCCGCGCCATAGCACCCGACGGCAACCATCGGGAAGCGGTAGTTGGCAGCCGTTTCCCTCAAAGATCGCTTGCGTGCGCCACTCCGGCTGACCTGGAATACCGCACCAACCACCAAACCGAAGCCTGAACCTAATTCCCGTTACGTTCCTTCTTGATGACCCTCAGCCTCCCGTAGCGCCCGACGCTCAGCCGCTAACCGGCGACGCTCATCAACCGGATAGCGCGCAAAATAAGGAACCTGGCGCTCAGCCTCCCTCTTCGCCGCGTAAATCTCCAAATCAGTCGCAAGCGCTTCCTCAACCGTAATCCGGTTCCGAATAAACCGAGCTAACCGCCGCGCACCCTCAGCCGTCATCCCAGTCTTGCGCCAACGCGAAAGCGTCGTGCGAGAAACAACGCCGCATAATACCTGTAATACAGCCATCTGCCCAGGGTACTCAGGTATCCGCCAAGGTCTGTACAATCGTAAAGCACGGTCAACATACGGAACGCTTGTGTCAACCCCGCGAACTAACGGCTCTACAGTCCGACGAGTAGCAGCGTCCGTGTTCTTTTGTCCCCAACGCTTGAGAACACGCCAGATTGTTGCGTCATCTAGTTGGTGTTTCTTGGCCATCACTTTACCCCGTTTAGCTGTCACATCCTAACACCCAGCCAGGCACTACATCTAGTGTGCAACCGCCTGAAACCCTGGTACAACCGAGCTACGATTCAAAAGCGTGAACAATATCAATAACAACGAATGTCGCATAAGGTGCATTATGGAAAGTTGCGGCGCACAACGAACAGATGGTGGACACCAGCATGGGTTGTGGGAGTGTCGCGGCCGACCTCGCGATGGGACGGATCGCGGTGATATTTTGTTACACCCCTGCCACATCGCCCCCGGAAAATAAATAGTGTTGACGGTTCCTGCGAGCGATGACAGATGTATTCGCATGGGAAGCGGCCGGGCGGTTTTAGGAGGTTTTGGGTGAGTGGGAATTATCCCTTTGACAGGTCGTGGGCGTGATGGGCGCCCCGCTGTCCCCTCTGGCTATCGTTGCATCCACTTTAGAGAGTGAATCTAGTGCAGATATGGTTTTGACAGCATTAGACAAATATGGGTGGATCTGTGTACCTAAAATACCAAATAATGAGATGTTAGATGCCGCGTATTGGTGCGCCTACGAAGAAAATGCGGCCGGCGTATGGGAAGAAATGATTGCAGTGATTGCCAGTTCTTATCCTGTCAACAATGTGAACTCCGGTGGTTCGAAGGGTTATGGACTCGCACAGGGAGGGCATTTGATGGACCGTGTGGCTCTGGAGAACGATTTGGTGATACTGAGCGCATTAAGGGAGGTTCTGGAGATGGTTGTGCCTCGGGAGCGGCTTGTGGGTCGTGGGCTGATTGAGCAGCTAACGGCGCGGCTACAGGTGACGGCTGAGGCGTTGGCTGTGTGCTCGCCGGATCGGCCGGAATGATTGAGTCGCAGATTTTGTCGCCGAGCGGGCTGGTGAGGTTATCCTCGGCGGAGTGGTGTGCGCACAGCGGCTGGGCGCCGCCGCCGAAGTGGATCTACCGGCAGAGCGCGCGGGCAGGGGCGGAGCATCCTGAGCATGGGCAGCACGGCGGTCATGTGATTTCGATTGCGGCGACGAACATCGAGGCGGTTTCGGATCGGGTGGAGTTTTGCCTCTGATGCTGGCTAGGGCCGATTCCGAGGATGTTGCGGCGGTGTGGGCTGCTTACGCGTGGGAGTTGGAGGCGGTGATCTTGGAGCTAGCGGCGATCGGGCTACGGGCGGGTTTCGAGGAGGAACGGAATGTTCACCGACATCGGGTTGATACTGCTGAGTTGGGTTGTGCTGGCGTTTCTGGTGGCGGTCCCGGTTGTGCGGTGGATTAGCCGGCTGGACGAGGACGGGGAGCCGCGATGAGCTCGCTTCCGGACGAGGCGTTTTTCGCTGATCACTCCGATCGGAACTTCCGCATTCGCTTACCGGCGGCTGGCGAGTACGCTAACGAGTTCCGGTCTCTGGGGCCGCATGAGGAAGGTCGGCGCCGGGTTATCGTTTCGCGGGTACCGTTCGGGATTGCGTCGATGTCAGGGATCACACTGATGCCTATCCCGTTTCTGGCGTTTGCGGACGAAGAGATCGCTGACCGGGATGACGTACTATCGCCGATCTTTCGTGGCATCCTGGAGAAGGCTGGTGCTGACATTGGTATTCTCGGGCCGGCAAGGGGGTGGTGATGTGGAGTTTTGCGACCAATCCGATGCTGACGGTGTCTGGTGGGCCGGTATTGCCGCCCAAACCGACGTGCCAGTGTCAGCATAACGGCGAACCGGCATCTCGGCCTCACGAGCATTCCGTCTATTGCGCATTTTACCGAGCGCATGGTCAGGCCCTCGGCTCGGTGTGTTTCGAGCCAGGAGATCCTGGGTATGATGAGGCGATGGCCCTCAAGCGGAAGGTTGGTTGATGCTGTTTTTCATGGTGTGTGCCGACGAGATCAAAGGGGCGGCGGAGTGTCTGTCGCGGGGCTGGACTCAGGTCGGGGTCGCGCGGTTCTTCACGTCTGATCGGGACGACGTGCGTCTAGTCCGCCGGTTCACCGACATGGCGTTGCTTCCTGGTGGGACGTGGCTGATGGCAGCGCGGGACTATGCTAGCAATCCAGAGCGCGAGCATTTCTATAAACTGATCGAGTTGGGAGCGGCAAAATGGGTGAATGGCGAGGAGCCGCGGGTGGAGACGGAAATCTTGACGTACGAGATACCGACACCGGCCCCGTTCAACCCGCCGCTAAGCCGGGACCGACTGAGTGGCGATCGCCGTGGTCAAGGACCGTCGCGTCGCTAGGTCACGATCCAGCGACTAACGAGCTGCATGTGGTTTGGTCGAACAATGGCCGCCGCAGTGTGTACGCTGGCGTCACCGCTGATCATGCGAACGAGATCATGAACGCGCCCTCGACCGGGGCTGCGCTGCATTCGCTGCGCCGCGCGCCCGATCTGCACCCGCATCGGTATCATGATCAGGGTTGAGTTTAATGGGAAGGCACCAACGAAACGACCATTCCACCGCCGCGGGATATGAACTTCCTTGGCTCAGGCTCCAAGCTGGGTGCGGTTATGTGGCATGGCAGGGCGATTGGGTGCCTATCTGTCTTAGGGTCGGTCCCGATCAGTACGTTCCTATTGCCAGGATTTCCGCCGAACAGATGTCGGAGATCCGGGCCAAAGAAGACTCATCTATTGCTGGCCCGATTTTAGGGCTGCCGACGATGGCGGCGTTGGTAGGGGATCGCTTAGAGTTTTACCCCACTCCTGTTAAGGCGTACGATATCGTGCAACTGCCGACCAAGAGTCTTGTGGATGCCTGATCTCGCCGACGCCTTCACCCGCATGGCCGCGCGCATCCGGGCGATTCAGCCGGAGGACTTCAACGGTGCGCTGGTCTTGGTGGCCCCGGACGGGACCGAAATAACCTTGATGATGCAGGGCACCCGCGACGAGGTGGTGTTCTGGTCGACGGCCAAGAGCAAGATCGAGATCGCGGCAACTGACTTTGCGCAGCGCGCCAGCGCGCCGGTGTTCGGTCAGTACGGGCGTTGATTAAAACGCTCATCGCTCGTAAATAGCGGGCGTGCTATCGAAAAGAGTCCTCACCCCATCTCGCCCCGGCGTTGCGTCGCGCCGCAAGATCCGCGCACCAGAGCCCGATCCTGAGCTAAATCTAGGCTGGAATCCTCAGAAAGTCGCCGCGTTCGAGAAGGCGTTCTGGGAATTTGCCAGCCATGTCCGAATCAATTCCAAGGAAAAGGGCGGCAATTACCCGATTATCCGCGGCCTCTACGAGGGGCAGAAGCGCTTCATCCGGGCATTGTTTAATGGCCTGGCTGAAGATAAGCATGTCATCAAGTGCCTCAAGAGCCGGCAGCTCGGCATGTCGACGATCGTTGAGCTGTTCACGGTGTTCTGGCTTGGCATCCATGATGGCATGCTTGGTGGTTTGGTCTTTGACACCGGGCCGCACACTGCCGGCGCGCGCAACCGCATCAAAAACTTAATCGACAACCTTCCCGCCAACTACAAATTTCCCAAGGTTGTTGCCAATAATCGAGATGGGCTTAGCCTGTCAAATCAGTCTAGATTGATATTCATGTCGGCTGGCGTTCGAGAGACATCAAGTTCCGGTACACTTGGACGATCGGAAGGTCTTAACTTCCTGTGGGGATCGGAAATCTGTAGCTGGGTTAACACTGAAGGCATTACCGCTCTCAAGAACTCTCTCTCGGACAATTATCCAGATCGCCTTTACATCTGGGAGTCGACGGCGCGCGGCTTTAATTCCTGGCACGACATCTGGATGGAGGCCAAGGGCAACGAGATCGAGGAAGTCGCCTACTTCGCCGGCTGGTGGTCGAAGGATGACCAGCGCATCCTGCGGGGGACGCCACAGTGGAAGGTTTATGGGATCGAGCCGCCGAGTGAAGCCGAACTGCGGCGGATGCGCCACGTCAAGGAACTCTACGACTTCGAGATCGATCAGGAGCAGCTAGCCTGGTATCGCCGCTATATAGACCCGTCGCGTGATCGGGACGATGACGAACCCGAGGACGGCTACGCGATCCAGGATCAGCCCTGGGTCGAAGACGATGCTTTCCAGCAGTCCGGCTCCCCGTTTTTCCGCGCCGATAAGCTCACGGTCGCGAGCCAAGCGTCCAAGAGCATTAAATACAAGCCATATCGGTTTTGGCCGGGCGATTCGATCATTAGTTGCGACATTCAGCCGTCCAGAACCTGGAAAGAGGTCGAACTCAAAGTCTGGGAAGAGCCGGTTTCCGAGGGCTGCTACGTCGTCGCGGGTGACCCAGCCTACGGTCGTAACGAGTTCAACAACAATTCATGCGCTCAAGTGCTGCGCTGCTACGCCGACGCCGTCGAGCAGGTGGCGGAATATACGTCGGCGATCATCGAACCTCAGCAATTCGCGTGGCTGCTGTGGACTTTGGTGGGGTGGTACGGCTCCGCGCACCAGAGCCAAGTAATGACAACCTGCGAATTGAACGGCTCCGGCGAGGAGGTTTTGAGGCAATACAATATTACGAGAGCCTTGCTGCGTGATGGCTACCTGCGAACCGCAGCCAGGGAAGCCGGTATCAATAACATCTTCCACAACGGCAAGATGTACGTCTACAGTCGAAGCGACAGCATTAGCACTGGACATAACTTCTGGTGGAAGACCAGCTCTCAGCTTAAAGTCCAGATGATGGACGGTCTACGCGGGTACTTTCACAACGATGTCGTGACGATCAGATCGTACGACGCCCTGGAGGAGATGAAGACGATTGCCCGTGAGGGCGACAAGATCGCGGCGCCTTCCGGCAAGCGCGACGATCGCAATTCCGGCTTGGCCTTTGGGGTTCGCGCTTGGGAGGAGCATCTTCGCCGCCATCTGGCTAGGGCCAACCGCACCCGCGAGGCTGATCGTATCCGACGGGCCGGCTCAGCCGTCGATGTGATGGCGCTGTTCCAGAAGAACTTGCTTGAGGACATGTTCAAGCGTAAGGCGGCAGGCCGGCAGGCGGCTCGGATCGCGTCGATGCAACGGCCAGGCTTCAGGATGAGGTAGGCATGCCAAGGTTCTCCTACACCGCCGCCGCAAGCGCGGCGAAGTCGCGGTATCAGCACTATCACTGCTCGGCTTGCGACGGGATCTTCAAATTCTTCCATGCAAGTTCCGATTCGCCGCCGCCTGATTGCTGCCAACTTTGCGGCGCGGTGCTGGACGAGGAAGCCGAGCCGGTCTTCGTCCCGAAGGCTCCAGGTATCCGCAAGAACCTGATCGTCATGTCGGAGAACAAAGTCTATCGCCAGATGGAGGCGTCGTCGATCCAGCGGGCGAAGGAGGCAGCCGATGTTGCCGGGGTATCTGAAGCCGAGATGTCACACATCAAGATCACCAACATGCGTGAGGCCGGAGAGATGCGAGAGGGCGATACCGCCGCGATCATGCCAGCGACCAACACCGTCGCCCAGGTCATGCAGCAGCATCCAAACATGACGGGGTTCAACACCCAGCAGCCAGGGTCTCAATATGCTCTCGGCCGTCCCGACGCCGGGGCGCACGCGCTCACCAACATCGTGAAGCCGAACCATGCCGCCGTCGCTGGACGGCTGACGGCGAACGGACAGATAAGGCCGCGTCAGTGATCATCCCTCGCTCACAAAGGGCGAGAAACAAGCTCGCCGAGATGATCGTCGTCAAATGCCATTCCTCGCGCGGTCATCGCGAATCGGCATATCGTATCTACGGGCAATGGATCGAGCGCGGTTGGGCGTCAGACGACGGCGCTGGTGGCTTGGCCCTCGCCAACCTGCTTTACAGCCATACCGACCGCTTGGCGGCCCACCTCTACAGCCCGATCGAGCTATTGTTTGCAATATCGTTCGAGGAGCGCCTTAAAAAGGATTGGCTGGAGCGCGGTCAGGTCGGCGGACGAGCTATTACCGACGAGTGGGTGTCGAACGACATTGACCTGTTGTTCGGGGCCGGGGTGAAGCCGGCGGTTGACTATGGTGCCTGTATTCTCAAGCAACTCGTCGGCCAGCGTCCTGATGATAATGGCCATCTGCAATTCGAGTACCACGGAGCCCGGCTCGTGATGCCGCAAATGTTTGGCGTCATGAACGAAACGATCAACGATCTCGACAAGCAGGAAGCCTTCGTCGAGACGATGATGCTGAACGAATGGGAGGTATGGCGGCGTATCAGGCACCTCCCGGACGCTGAAAAGCTCATGAAGCGCATCAAGTCCAATTCGGAAAAGCAGTCAGGGGTATCGCCGCCGACTTCGTTCATGCACCAAGTTCTGTCGACGGCGGTTTTAGAGTTGTCTCCCGCCGCCGCCGGCCAGCCGCGCCCTGGTGGATGGGTGCAAACCGGAGGGGGCAATAACTATCCGAACGCCGGCCCTCAAGTCGACCTGGACCTCTACCCCGTCGAGGAAATCACCGTGTGGGACGACGATTCCGGTGATTGGACGACGCTGGTTTGGATGCAGCCCGATATCCTGATCTCGCCGCTCAGCCGCCCGATCAACATGTGCGTTCCAGGGCATCACCCCTATACCCTGATCCAAGCTAATTTCGAGCCTGGCTATTTCTGGGGCCGCTCCGAAGTGGCCGACCTGATGCAGCTCCAGGCGTGGCTGACCACACATTTGTCCGACATCAACAAGATCATGGGCCAGCAATTCGACAAGTTTATCGCCTACTCCGGGGCCGACGGGATCAACGCCGAGGAATACGCGATGCAGAAGGCGCAGGGCTTCGTCAACCTCGGTGCTGGCGGCAATGCGGTCGACCTGACCGCGCGGATGCCGGAAAACGCCTTGCCGCTGATCCGGGAGATCATTTCCTTGATGGAGCGGGTGTCGGGCTTTCCGCCGATCATGTCCGGCGCCGGAGAATCTGGTGTGCGGTCGGATGTGCACGCCAACACGCTGATGAAAACCGGCTCCCCCCGGCTGCGTGACCGGTCACTGCTGATCGAGCGGCAATGTGCTAAGGCCGGCGCGCTGACGTTGGCGGTCCTGGCCGCCAAGGGGACTACGGTCTACTGGACTGACGCAAACGACGAGTTGACCGACTTCACCTTGGCCCAAATGGTCGAGATGAACGCCCGAGTTTCGGTCGATTCGCACTCATCATCGCCGATTTATCACGACGACCATTTGCAGCTAGTGGCGTTCCTGCTGAAGTCGGGCGCGCTCGACCCGATCTCGGCTCTGGAGATGGTCAACATCCCGAATCGGGATCTGGTGATTGCTCGCGCCAAGGAGCGGATGGCGCAGCAACAGGCGCAATTACAGAAGTTGGAGCAGGAAGACCCTGAGGCTTACGCGAAAGTTATTCGTGGGACGGGTCACAAGCGGGCGGCATGAGTTCTTTTTCGTACTCAATGTCGTCTAGTATTTTGGAGAATACTTCCGTAGCGGAGGAACGGGTCAGCCCCATTTCGTCTGCTCCAGCCATTCGTTAACCTCGTGACGGTAGTAAATATTCCGACCGACTAGCCGGCGGTAGGGTGGTCCGACTTTGGCCTTGCGCCATTCGTTTAGAGTCCACTCCGTGACATGCAACTCGGTGGCGAGCTGTTTCGGTGTCACGAATTCGATCTGTTGGACCTTTGCTTCTCCCATGCGATCCACATAAAGCATCCGCCGGCTTTCATCAACCATCTTGCTCCAAAAGTCTCGCGGGTCTCTTGGATTGCCGTCCGGGCTCGTCTCGCAACCGCCTAGCGGGGGCTCCCGGCAGTGTGCAACTGAGAGATGGAGCATTGCAATGCTTACCTTCGAAAAGCGCGAACGGCGTATGCGTCGCAGCCACAAGCGCCGCTAAATGCCTGACATGCCGATAGCCCCAGGGGCGCCTTCTCCTGGCGGTTCGCCATCACCAGCCGCGCCAGCTCAAGCCACAGGTTCGAGTCCCGCGCAGATGCCGGTGGCAAATCGCGGGAATGAGGAGATGGCCCTGCTGGCCATCGGCATGCACGCTCATCAGATTTCCCAACTGGTCACCAAGCTCCCATTCGGGTCGGATCAGCAACGGGACATTTCCGACGCGGTTAACAAGATCGCGAAACACGCCAAGCCCCAGGACGCGCCGTCTGGCGTCCAGAAGACTCAGGCCGACGCCATGCAGCTTGCCGCGCGACAAAACGCGATGCGGCTGCAAGCGATGCGGCAGCAGCAGATGCAGGGCGCGGCCGGGGCCGCCGGAGCACAAGGCGCACCTGCGGGAACTGCCGGCGGCACGCCCGCAATGGCCGCGTAACCTCACGGAGATCGTTATGAATATTTTCCAAGACACCACCCAGCGGATGCCCAAGTCGGACTCGCAGATCAAGAAGATCGACTTCACGCAGTCGCAAATCGGCGGCCGAACCGACCACATCCCGACGCCCAACAAAGAGGGCGACATGGCGATCCGCCACGTCCCGAATGCGGGCACCACGAGGTAGATAGGCCATGGTTGAGATCGACGAGGCTCAACTTGCCAGCTATCGGCAGCTTGCCGGGTTTGTCCAGACCGCTCTGAATAACCCGAAGACGCGCCGCAAAATTCTTGAGGCCGACAAAGCTCTCAACCCTGACAAGGCCATTCCAGAACTCGATGCTGCCGATCCACTCCACGAGGAGTTGAAGGCGCTTCGCGAGGACATGCAGAAGGACCGCGACGAGCGCGCCAAACGGGAAGCCGAAGAGGCCGACAAGAAGACCAAGGCAGATTGGGACCACCAGTGGTCGCGCGGCCAGCAAAAATTGCGAGACCTTCGGGTATCCGATGAGGCGATCAGCGAAATCGAGAAGCTGATGGGCGATCGGAATATCGTCGATCACGAGGCCGGGCTCGCGCTGTTCGAAAAAATGCACCCGACACCGCCGCCGGTCATGAACGGCTCGTCACGCTTCGGCTGGTTCGACGGCGCCGAGAAAGACGCGCCCGACACTAAGTTGCTCCTCGATCAGCAATACGACGAATTCCTGGGTCAGGCGATCGACAAAGCCCGCGCCGATTTCCGCGCTACCGGGCAGTAAAAGGAATCATAGGCTATGCCGCTTCCCGGCCAGGGTGTCGTCCCTACAGGTAACTTGTACTTGGAACTGACTTCCGTAGTCAGGCGCGCATTCGTCCCAGTCCTATTTGTCCAGCTATATTATGCGGCCCCGTCGCTGTTCTTCTTCATGGGCGGTGCGGAGAAAGCTGCGGGCGGCTTGAGCCAGGTGACGATCCCGATCCAGGGCCAGTCGATGGTCCAGGGCCAATTCACCGGCCCGGCTGGCGGGTTCAATGCGCCGCAGATCATTCCGGCGATCCAGAACGCGCAGTTCCCGTTGGTCTACTGGGTGGTCCCGGTTCCGCTGTACTTCGGCGAGCGTGTGTTGCAAGCGACCGATACGGTGATCTCGACCGTCAAGGCTCGCATGAACGACGTGTGGAACGTCACGGTTCAGAACATCGCCCGGCTGATGTTTCTGAACAACAACACGCAGACGAATACGCTGCTGCCCAACAGCATGATTGACGCCTTTGACGATGGCACGAATGTCGCGGTTTACGGCGGCATTAACCGCCTCGCACCAGGAAATCAGTCGTGGAAGGGACAGTATTACGTAGCCGCCACCGGTGCGGGTTTACCCGGAACCGCCGGCTATACCCGCACGACGATGTCGAACCAGATCCTTCAATCGACCGACAAGGCTGGCGGTGAACCGCCAACATTCGGTTTGATGAACCCCGGCGATCTGGCGACGCTGAATGCCGATTTCATCGGGATCGAACAGCAGTTCGTCAGGCCCGGCAACGAATACTCGATGGGGACTGCGGTGCGGTCCTCATTCCCGAACCTCAACGTCTCGGGGGTTCCTATCTTCGCCGACCACTTCTGCCCGCAGGGCACGGTGCTGTTCCCGAACAGCAAGTACACAAAAATGTACATGTCCGAGGATGCGGCGTTCGACTTCTCCGGCTTTTACCCGCTGATCCCGCTCGGCCAGATGGGACAGCAAGGTGTTGTGGTCCTTGGCTACAATCAGATTACAAGTAAATGTGTCTCGAACTCAATCGTTACGGGTGTCGGGAACCCTGCCTTCAGCAATCCGATTTGATGAGCGGGAGTTAGCTCACAATGCCTCAGAGTGACATTGGCGTCGGGCCATTTCCCGCTCCGCAATTTACCTATCCTCTTGAGTATAGCGGCGTCCCAAATACAGTAGGGACCAATAAGATTTCCTTATCGCCGGCGATGGCGTGGTACATCCCGCGCGGAAAATATCAGCTTTCCGTCACAGGGACAGTGTCGGCGTTGCAGTGGTACGATCCGATACGTCAGGAGTGGGTCAATCTGCTTGGCCCCGGAGCCGCTTGGCAGACCGAATATTTTAGCGACGGCACCAACTTCCGCGTCGTAAACCTGTCAGACAGTTGGTACACGGGTATCGTTACCACGCCGGGCACCGGCTATGTCCAGGGTTCGACCACGGTTACGGCCGGCACGGGAAATTCGACGTGGCAGCCGATCGTCGGCGGCGCACTCGGAACGTTCACGACCAACAGCGGTACGGGGTTCTTCGCCGGTACCGGCTTCACCAAGCCGCCGATCGTCGTCATTGCCGCTCCTCCGGCCCCCGGCATCGCCGCCACGGCGACTGCCGCTCTTTCATCCGGGGCGGTTGGGACCGTGACGATCAGAACGGCCGGTGCCGGTTATACGTCGATTCCGCCTGTCTATTTGTTCCCCGACCAGACCGATCCGGCGTGGCTGTCTGGTGCCGCAAATCTTTGGTCTCCGAATCCGGGCCTTGTCACGGTGGCCCTGACAGGTGCCGGGACTATCACTGGGTTGCTGCTCGTCAACGCCGGGCAGCTTCTGACCACGGCGCCCACGTTGACTGTCGCTGGCGTCGGCAGCTCGGCGGTCGTGACAACCAGTCCGGCGACGGTGGTTGCGGCTGCGAACGACGTTCTGACTATCATGCCCTGCTGATCGGCTTCTAGCGGGGGGATCGCCCCGCCGGACGACCACGGAGGCGAGATCATGCTGACGGCATACCAGACAGCAGTCCAGCAATTGATCCAACTGGTCCCGTCCGGCCTAATACCGACGCCGACGCTGACCAGCTACATCAATACCGCCAGGATGCAATTGGCAGCCGACGCTGAGTGTATCCGTGGCCAAACGTTTTTACAGTTCGTAATTGGCACGCAAACATATTCGTTTTTGTCATTAAATTTCCCGGCGGGCGTGGCTAACGTAATCGCCGTCCGAGATGGATTTGTAGTTGGCTCCGCGAATCCTTTAGAGTTCCGGTCATGGGAATGGTTCGCTGCATATTATTTGACGACCACAGTGCCGGGAACGCCTTCGATCGTGGCCCAACAAGGACAGGGTGCCTTAGGGACGTTGTTTTTCTATCCTACGCCCGACGTAACCGCTACGGCGATCTTTGATGTCGTTTATCTGCCGGTCGTCTTGGTCGACGACACGACTCCCGAGGTCATCCCGGCCTTGTGGACGGACGCTGTGCCGTTCTATGCAGCGTGGCTCGCAATGATGCAGCTTCAGCGTCAGGCTGACGCACACATTATGCTGACCCGCTATCAGGAATTAGCGCTTCGGGGCCGGCAAGAAGCGACCCCGACGGTGCTGCCGGACAACATGCCGGGCGGGCCAGGGGCGCGCGTTGCGACGCTTAAGACGACGCTGACGGCGACGCCGCAGCAACCCGGCGGGGGGCGTTGATGCTGATCTCTTATCAGCAAACCACTCGTCGTCTCATGCTGAATGATCAAACGTTCGCGAAGGTAAATGACTTTGATCTAAAAGATTGGATCAACGTAGCGCGGAATCAGGTCGCTGGTGAAACCGAGTGTTGCCGTGCGCAGGTGCCTTTAACGCTGGTTCCGAGTCAGCAAGTTTATGCATTCTCCACGATTGCTATGCCTAGCGCATCGTATCAAGGCGTTATAGCCGTTCGTCTTGGATTTATTGGTAGTACACGGCTAGATTTTCGATCGTTCGAATGGTTCTCTGAATTTTATTGGGAATCCGGTGCAGTTGGGCAGCCTGTACGAATGGCCCAACAGGGCCAGGGGACGCTTGGGTCTCTATATTTTGACCCCGTGCCGAACGCATCATTCCTTGTGTCGCTAGATACGGCGACCTTACCCGCCCCTCTCGTGGATGTCACGAGTGATGAAATAATTCCGGCGATCTGGACCGACGCCGTTCCCTATTTTGCCGCCTATATGGGGTTTCTCCAGCAAGGAGATAAAGCGGCGGCCGATGACATGTTTGCCCGCTATACGGCATTCGTTGGGCGCGGGCGCACTGCGGCGACGCCGTCGGTCCTGCCGGATTACCAGCCTGACGGCGCGGCGGCAAAACAGAGCATGCCGCCCGCTAGGCAACAGGTTTCCCAGGCAAGGCCGGCGTGATGCTGACCGCCTACACACAGACCGTCGTGCGGCTGATGCTGAACGATCAATCGTTCAACAAGGTCAATACCTACGATCTTCATGATTGGATCAACGTAGCGCGGAATCAAGTCGCCGGAGAAAGCGAGTGCGTCAGGGCTCAGGCGTCTTTAGCTACGACATCTGGCGGACAAGTGTACCCGTTTTCAGCCCTAGCCATAACTGGTCAGGGATACCAGCAGGTCATCGCGGTCAGGATGGCGTTTATCGGGTCGGAAATGTTGGATTTTCGCCCGTTCGAATGGTTTGCGGCCTTTTATTGGAATTCCGGGAGCTCGGGATCTCCGCTGCGAATGGCTCAGCAAGGCCAAGGCGCCGATGGGACGCTGTACTTCGACCCGGTTCCGAACGCCGTTTTCGCGATTTCTCTGGATGTTGCCGCCCTTCCGATCCCGCTGGTTGACGACGCGACGCCAGAGGTCATTCCGCCGCTGTGGACCGACGCCATTTCCTATTACGCTTCCTACATGGGATTCCTTCAGCAAGGGGACGCCGGAGCCGCTGATGGCATGTTCTCGCGGTATCAGGCGTTTATGGCTCGGGCCCGGGCGGCAAGCACTTCGCCTGTCCTCCCCATAACCCAGCCGACTGACCAGCGGAAGCCGGCGCCTCCGACTGACGTTCGTGGGACGGCGTAATGCTGACAGCCTACCTACAGACAGTCAGAAGGATAATGCTGAACGATCAGCGATTCGAGAGAGTAAACAACTTCGATCTCGTTGATTGGGTCAACATCGCGCGCGGACAGGTAGCTGCTGAGAGCGAGTGTATCCGCGTCTATTCGACGCTGGCGGTCGACGACACGGCGCAGCAGTACCCATTTTCGGCGGTCGTCTTCCCGGCGGGTACGGCTGGGGTCGCTGTCGTTCAGGCTGTCCGGGACATTACGTGGAAAATTGCGGGGGGGCGGAAGAAGGTCTACTCGCGAGAGTGGGAATGGTTCAACCGATACGTCCTATCGACCCCAGTTCCGGTTGCAGGCTCGCCAAAACATTGGGCTCAGTACGGACAGGGCACGCAAGGCACACTCTTCCTTAACCTTCTCGACACATCGTACAGCCTGTTTCTCGATACCGTCTGTCTGCCGTCACCGCTGAAATCCGATGCGGACCCGGAGGCATTGCCTGGTCTGTGGACGGATGCGGTGCCCTATTTCGCGGCTTACATGGGATTCTTGCAGCAGGGCGATAACGAGCGCTCGGACAGCATGATGAAACTCTACGGCGTATTCATGCAGCGAGCGCGAGACGGGGCGACTCCGAGTGAGCTTCCACATCAATTCGCGGGCGTCCCAGATCCTACGGTCGGCAACAAGCTCGGCATTCAGCAAAGAAGGACGGCGGCATGAAGTATTTTAAGACTTACCTGTTTGTCGCCGCCGGGCTGGTTGCCGCCGGGACCGTATACGCCCAGACGATATACCAGACCAAGACCTCCCTTGATGGAACGGAATATCTTCCGGTCGCAGTTTCGGGTGGGACGCCGGTCAAAGGCTTGTACGCAACGACAGCCCAGATCAAAACCTATGTTGGCTCAGCCGCGAGCGGCCTTTCGGGCATGACGCTCGGGCAAGTTCCGATCGCCGCAACCGCTTCCACGGTTACGTCGAGCAAGCCAACCGGTACGACCGGCAACAGCACGATCATCCAAACGGGTTCTGGCGGAACGGTAGATCCAACGATTTTGCCGGCGGCCTCATCGGGAACTTCGGGGGCAGCCCGTGGCGACGGAACCACGATTACGACAGGAGCTGGCGGTGTGCTGACGGCGACCGGCGTCACTCCGGCGCTAACTATCCCGACAAGTTCGATCGCGACCCTTGGGACGACGTGTACGTCGGGACAGACCGGACTCGTGTATCTCGTGACAGATGCGGCGGCCGTTCCGGTCTACAACGCAATTGTAGCTGGCTCGGGGACGACCGTGTTGCTCGCCCTTTGTAACGGGACGAACTGGGTCAACCATTAAAAGCCAATGCTTTACGATTATCTAAAACAGACTGAGGGGTTCTTGCGGGACCGTAGCCAGCGGCTCCTCAACACCGAAGATCTCGTGGCGTACATCAATCGCGCTCGTCGCGATCTCGCGCTCCGTACGCAGTCGATCCGCCGTCTGCCACCGGTGTCTGGGCAAATCGTGAAAATTCAGGTGACTGCTCCCGGCTCCGGGTACACCGCGCCGCAAGTCACGATCTCGGGGCCTGACTTTCCTTCGGGCGCCATCCCGTTTCCGGGCGGCGCTCAGGCGATTGCTGTCGCGCAGCAAATTGGGGGCCAGATCAGCGATGTCAGTCCGTCGTTCGGCGGTTATGGGTATTTTCAGCCGACCGCGACCATAAGCGATCCGACCGGCTCTGGCGCAACCCTGTCGTGCCAAGTGTCGCCGATCCTGACCGTCAATCCGTTTCAGGAAATCTACAATTTCTCTGACTTCCCGCTCGACGAGTTCCCCGGCGTAAAGTCAGTATTCTCGATCTTCTCCGGGTCGATCATCTTTAATAACTTCCGGTATATGCTACTGAATTACCCTTGGACACAGTATCAGGCGCTGTTACGGAGCTACCCGCAACAATACTACTATGTTCCGACGGTCATGAGTCAGTACGGCCAGGGAATTTCTGGCTCGATGTATCTATACCCGCTTCCAAATGCCCTTTATCAGTGGGAAGCGGATTGCTTGTGCTTGCCGTCTGACCTTGAGGATGACGAGGATTTTGAGGCTCTCCCCGACCCGTGGACGGACGCTGTTCCGTACTTCGCCGCGCACATGAGCTATCTGGAGCTGCAAAACTTCAATATGGCGCGAGGTATGCTAGAGCTGTACCAGCAGATGACGAGCAGGTACAGCTCTGGGGCGAGACCGAGACTTCTAGTAAATCCCTATGGGCGCAGTTAATGTCTGAGCGGGGCGGTCTGCCGGGTGCGGCGCAGCCAGTACCAGGTCTCCCAAATAGCTTCCTGCCGATTACGATCGAGGGGTTTTCCGGCCTCAACACCAAGCAGGATCGGCCGGCGATCAAGGACAGCGAGCTGTCCTGGTGCGACGGCTGGATGCCTATAGCGCCAAACATGCTTAAGGTTCTGCCGGGGACGGGGCCGATCTTCTATACGTCGGGTACGCCGGGCGACATCGTGTGGTTCGGCTTCGGCAATGTGGGCGTTCAGTCGTACCTGTTTGTGCTGCATACTGACGGGTCGATGACTGCGGTTACGGTCTTTGCTGGCGTCGCGACCCAGATCATGCCGCCGGGGACGATCACAAATCCGACATCCATTCTAGGCTTCTCGCAGTGGGGCAGCCTCTACATTATTTTCTCTAAAGACCAGACCAACGGCTATTGGCTTTGGGACGGCTCAAGTCTTTTTACGTCCGGCACGGCTGGACCGATCGTCGATATTCTGGACGGTGGGTCTGGGTATACGTCGGTTCCGGGCGTGAGTGCGATAGGTGGCTCGGGAAGCGGCATCGTTTTGACCGCACAGATCGATAATGGGGCGGTTTCTCTAGTCACCGTCAACAATCCGGGCTCGGGCTATCAGGTCGACGACCGGCTCGTTGTAATCTTTGCTGGCGGCAACGGGACCACTACACCGATCGGGACAGCCAACATCAGTGACGGGGTTATCACAAGCACGTTTTTGCAATCCGGGGGATCGGGATACCAAAGCTCTGGCGGCGTTCAGACCCCACCGACCGTCGTTATCACCGACGGCACCGGCAGCGGCGCGTCTATCGTCGTCAACGGCATGGCCGGCGGCATCGTCACGTCGCTGCAAATCGTGTCGGGCGGCAGCAATTACTCGGCGCCGACGCTCGGTTTCACGGGAGGTGGCGGCTCTGGCGCCCAAGCGCTCGCTTTTGTCGATCAGGGGGTCATCACCAGCGTTACGATCACGACGCCGGGCTCGGGGCTTCAATCGACGCCTACTGTAGAATTTGTCGGGGCTACGGGCGCCGGCGCCGCCGCAATAGCGACGATTGGAGCTGGCGGCGCGGTCACTCAGGTTCAGGTGCAGGCTGGGGGCAAGGGATACACGAACCCGACGTTAGTCGTGTTCTCGGGGGGTAATGGCCCAGCGGTGGCGACGTTGAACTTAATGCCGTTCGGAGTTTCCGGGACAACGGCTGAAGTATATCAGGGGCATGTCTGGGTTGGTAATGGCGGTGCGGTCGCGTCATTCCCCCCCAGGGGGCGCGTAATCTTCTCGGCGGGCGGAGATCCGTCAGACTTCGGGGATGACGGCGGCGCCTTCGTTGATACGAACTCGTTTGCCAGGGTTGGCTACTTTTCGCTGCACCAGACCAACGGATTTTTGTATCTAGTCGCCGATTCGTCACTCGATTACGTCTCTGGTGTCACGACGACTTCGACTTCGACAACAGCAACGACAACCTTCAACAATCAGAACGCTGACCCGCAGATCGGGTCGCCTTGGCCATCGAGTTCGACCGTTTACAGCCGGAATCTCGCGTTTGCCAATGTGATTGGCATTCACATCTCGCTCGGTGGTGCCGTTACGAAAGTGTCCTATCCACTAGATGGCATCTACTTTTCGACGGCGCTGTCCGAGCCTGATTATCCGTCTGCTGTCGCGCAGATTTTCGGTAATACCGTTTATATGCTGTTGATCCCGATCGCAGACCCAATCCTGGGTATGACGGTTAATAAACTGCTTCTGTGGGACGGTAACAGCCCATCGAAGCCGTGGTTTACCTCGCAGCAGGATCGTAATCTGACCTATGTATCGACGTTCGTAGACTTTAACTCTGCCCCGCAGGCGTGGGGAACCGACGGGACTCATGTATTTTCTCTCTTTGAGCAACCGTCAGCGGGATTCACTAAGACGTTTCAATCAAAGTTGTTCTCAAACCCGGCGTACTGGATGACCAAGACCGCGAACGAGCTATTCGGCGTTATCGAGAACCAAGGGGCGCCGATGACGATTACGGTCGACAATGAGTTGGGCGTGGGCTCTGGAGGTGGCTCGGTCAGTGTCCTTGCGTCCTCGGATGAATTCAACGTGTTTGGCCCCATCCCCTGCGGTCAGAATGGCAGCCTTATCGGTGTCACGGTTTCGACGACTGCCGGTGCGGCGACGGTGATGTCGCTGACGATCATCGAGCAAGAGGAGGCAACAAGGGTCTGATGGCGATCGGTACGCTTTTCGCCTTGCCCGGCAGCGCCGAAGATTGGCTGCAATTCAGCTTCGCGAACGCCGACTCGCATATCAAGATCGCGGCGGCCATTCAGAAAAAGTACGGGATGCTGATCCCGACCTATCCGCTAGATCCGATCCCGTGGGAAGATTTTCAGCGGCTGATCGCCAACCCGGTCTGGCTCTACAACCACCAGAACTCGCACAACGCCCAGGACGGCATCCTCGGCATCCAGGGGGCTGACTACACGACAGGAGATTTGAGCCGCCGCGACGAACTCGACAATTTCATCCGGTTGCATGGAAACGAGCATTTGCTGGCCGAGACGATGTTGGGGGTAACATGATAGGCAGCAAGGTCCGTGTCACCCAAGTTTGGCAACCCACGAAAGCCCCGGCGCCGAATTGGGATTATGACCCGTGGGCTCCCAAGGGGCCGGCGCCGCCGCTTCCCGCAGTCGATTTTGGCGCGGTGGTGCGGCTGTCGGCACAAACGCTGCCCGGTTGGCGTGACCATCTGCTCAAGCGCATCCCCGAGGTGTGGCCGGCGATGACGGTGCAGCGTGCCGAGATGCGCGTTCGCGAATTCATGACCATGCCGGACTGCATGTTCGCCCACAACAACGAGGCGATCGGCCTCGCTAGGTCGGAATCAGACCCGATGGATGGAGCGGTCATCATCCGGCAGATATTCATGTTCTCGACAGCGAAGCGGCACCGGTCCTGGGCCGCGATGCTTCGCGTCTACCGCCACATCGAGGCATGGGGCATAAATCTGCGGGCCGTACGCTACGAGCTGGAGGGTGGTTCCGACATGGACCGGGGTAACCTGGTTGATCGGTGCCGCGCGTATTACTATGACGGAGCGCACCGGGATTTGAGGCCAAAGAAATGATCATCGAACGGGTCACGTCGGCCAACCGGATCAACGCGATCCTGAACCACCCGGCTGTCCGACCGGACGTGGCGGATATAGCCGCTGGCGTGATCGATATGTCAGAGAAGATCGTCGGGACCGAGAATGTTTGTCTCATCGGTGAGTACGGGGCGTTTTTCTGCTTCAAGTTCTTTACTGGCACGTACGAGGTCCACACGCAAATCCTGCCGGAGGGACGCGGCGTATGGGCGAAGCAGTTCGCCGTGGCCGGCGCTCATTACATGTTCACCGCGACCGATTGCGTCGAGATCCTGACCCGTGTCCCCGAGGGCCATGTGGCGGCAGCCGTGCTGACCCGATCAATGGGGTTCCGGGTGCAGTTCTCGACGCCACCTGAATGTCTATTTCGGGGGAGGCGGGTGCCGTGCACGATCTACGCGCTTACCATCCAGGATTGGGCGATGTCCGTGTCAGACGAGGACGGTGCCATGTTTCATGAATGGCTAAACCGCCAAGTCACCGCCGGTAAACCGCACGATTCAGACCCCGATCACAATCGCATCGTCTCGATCGCGCTCGATATGATCAAGGCCGGGCAGGTCGGTAAAGGCGTGATTTGGTTCAACAGATGGGCGGCCGCGTGCCGCCACGAGGGCATTATCCTAATCGGGTTGGACCCGCCGCGTGTGCGATTTGATGCCGGGATGCTGGTGTTCGAGAACGAACAGATCAGGTTCGAGCCGTGTCATTGAAGCTGTGCGTACCCGCGAGTTCGCATGCAGCGGTCAAAAATCTGCTGTCGCTCAGGTGCCGCGGCGAGCCCGCCAACCAGTCCAAAAGCGTCGGCGACTCTCGTCTCGTTCATCATCGCGTACGCGCAGGCGCGCTTGGCCTCGCGTACGTCGCCGAGTGTCGGAGTGCCAGCAACAGGGAAATACGGGGCAGCGCAGCCCGAGAGCAGCAACAGCGCGGCGACAGCGGCCTTTTTCATCCGTCGCATATGTGCTGCCGGATGCGGCCGGTCAATCCCGCGCGGAAGGAAGTATGATGATAGGCCGTGCCGAAAGGTGGGCGCACGAAGGGAATTTCTGCTCGTTTGGCCTCGTGTCCGCCCCACTTGCTGCATTCCTTGCTACTGACGTAGGACTCGGGGCAGGGTTGGCTGGCGGGATAGCGACTGGTTTAACGGGAGCCGCTGTCGGCGCCGCCGGCGGTGCTGGATTGGCGGGGATCGAAGGCAAACCTCTCGGCAAGGGTGCCGAATTCGGAGCAATCACAGGTGGAGTCGCCGGTGGCTTGGGTTCGGCGCTAGGCACCGCTGGCGAGGCCGCTGGCCTTCCGGCCGGGGTGGCTGATGTCGCTGGCCCAGTTGTCGCCGGTGTTGGCGGTGGTCTTGCTGGGGGAGCGGCTACCGGGCAACCGCTTCTTACGAGCGCCTTGGAGGGCGGGGCGACGGGGTTAGTTGCTGGGGTGGCTGGCGCTGGGTCTCCTGCGACGCCCGCGCCGGGGGCATCGTCCGTACCAGCAACCGGCGTCGCCGGGGCCGGTACTTCCGCAGCTAGCGCTGCGCTTCCTGGCGGCGGAGTTCCTGTTTCCGGTGATTTTCTCAACCCCTCGGCGACACTCCCTGCGGGAGCCGGCGGATCATACTTCCAGGGCAGCAGCTTAACGACCAATACTGGCGGTCTGTATAGCTCCGCGCCGCTCAGCGAGACGGTCGGAGCGACCGTCCCTAGCGGCACACCGGGAGGCACGGCCCCGCTCGGATCGACATTGCCGAGTTCTGGGATCGGTGGGTCTGGAACCGATCCCGCCGCCTCTGGGCTGGGGGCCTTTGATGTTTCGGGGAACTCGGTCCCCGTTGGGAGCCCGGCGACTACTGATTCTGCGGGCGGCACAACGGGAACTGGCGGCACTAGGTTGGACTCCATCATCAGTAAGCTGACTAGCAACCCCGGCGTCCTGGTTGGTGCCGGCGCTCTAGGTCTCGATGCGCTCAAGCAGGGTCAGCCGCTCCCCGACGCGACGCAACTCAACAAGATCGGCGCTCAGACACAGGCCGAAGGGAATCAGCTTGCCTCTTACCTGTCTACGGGAACGCTACCGCCGGGGGCTCAGGAATCCGTTAATTTGGCGACGACCGCAGCGAAGGCGCAGGTCAGATCGACGGCGGCGCAACTGGGTCTGAGCGGTTCGACGTGGGAGGCCGACCGCATGAGCCAGATCGATCAGGCGGCGTCGGCGCAAGGCGAGCAAATCGCCCAGCAATTGCTAACGCAGGGAGCCAACTACACCGGCATCTCAACGGGGGTGTTTGAGAACCTTATGAAATCTACGTTGACGCAAGACGAGGACTTCCAGAAAGCATTGGCGACGTTTTCTGCGGGCCTCGCTGGAGCCAGAACCGGAACTAGTTGATGCCAGATGCTGCAACCATACCGCCTGATCAGCTTCAGTATGTCCCTGGCGTAACCGTACAGCAGCCTCCGCCGCTCGGGCCGATAAGGTCCGTCACCGTTCCGAGCCCTGCGCCGCCGCCTTCTCCTCCGTCCCAAGCCGCCGCGCCACAGCCTCCTGCTCCCCAGAGGGACGATACCGGCGGGCGGATACCGCCGGAACAGATCGCCGAGTATTTCGTCGGTAAGGGCCTGACCACTGCGCAAGCGAAAGGAATGACCCGCGCCTTTATGGAAGAGAGCGGCGGCGATCCTGACGCTTTCGATCCGGCGGGCGGTGGACGGGGAGCAGCGGGGATCGCGCAGTGGCGTGCTGCCAGGCAGCAACGGCTGATCGCGCAATACGGCCCCCGACCGACTGCTCGGCAGCAGCTCGACTTCGCATGGCAGGAGCTGAATTCGACCGAAAAGCCGGCATTTGATGCTGTGCGGCAAGCCTCGACGGAAAGTTCCGCTTACGATGCGTTCCGTTCGAAGTTTGAGCGGCCCGGCCCGCCAGCCGGCGAGTTGAGGGCCGGGGCCACGCCGGGGTTCCAGGAATTCATCAAGCGCAATGACGCTACCCAGAAGCAGGAGAGTGATGCGCTGCATGCGCTGATGGCTGAAGCCGATAAGGCCACGCCGGGGTCTCAGGAACGCCAGCAGGCGATGCAGCAGGCGATGGAGCATTCCGAGCGCCTGGCCAGGACATTCGAGGATATCGCCTCGCATCCGCCGACCGAGAAACCTTCGGACGAGATCCAAAGGTTTGGCTCGCTGGCCACGGTGATCGCGTTGTTCGGCGGTCTGTTGTCGAAGCGCCCGCTGACGGCGGCGCTCGGCGCGGCTGGCTCGGCGATGGAGGCGATGAATACCAACAATCACGAGCAATTCGAGCGGTCGTACAAGCAGTGGCATGATCAGACCTCGCTCGTGAGTCAGGCCCTGTCGTTTCAGAACCAAGAGATTAACCAAATCATCGCGAACGAACGGCTGACCGAAAGCGAGCGGCAAGAAAAGCTGAGCAACGTATTTCGGCTGTACGGGATGCAGCATCAGCTCGACCAGGCCGCGCTCGGGAATTGGGTCCAGGTCTATCAGATGACGAATGCGCTGCAAAAGGCGCAGGTCGACATGCAAAAGTCCCTGGCCCAGATCGGCTACTATAACGCCCGCGCCGGTGCGGCGGGAGGTGCTAGCGGCGGCAAGCTGGACACGGGCACCCTGAGCCAGATGGCCGATCAGTACATTGCGGGTGACAAGTCGGTTATTCAGGGCCTCGGTTATGGCAATGCCGGCGCAAGCAATCGCGCCGCGCTCCGTACGGCAATCTCACAAAAGGAGATGGATCGGGCTACGGCCGAGTTTCAGCAGTCGCACGGCGGCAGGCTGCCCACGGATGCCGAGAAAGAGGTCTTGTCACAAGACATCGGACGCCGGCTGGCCGTGGGCATTGCAGAATATGGCGGATTGCAGCAAGCCGAGCGCACCGGATTCGGGCGCGTCGCGCAACTTACGATCGGCGCGCAGGAAGCGAAGCAATTCACGCCGCTCGCGCTGAAAGCATCTGAGAGCGTTGACCGAACGAATTACCCGAACTTCAACAAGCTCCAACTCGCGGTGATGGAAGGGACCGGCAACGAGGACGTGATCAACTTCCTTGAGGCCAATGTCGCCTTGATCGACGCCTATGCCCAGGTGATCGGCCGTGGCAATTCTCAATTGACGGATGCCGCTCGGACACAGGCGACCAACCTGCTCAACACGAATTGGAGCAAAGGGCAGTATGCGACCGGTGTGGCGGCAATCAACCGAGAGATCGACGCGGCCCTGAAGGCTCCCCAGGAGATGCTGCAAACGTTCCGGCAGGGGTTTGCCGGGGGAGAGCACGGGGGCCTGCCTAATTTGTCGGGTGGGTCGAGCGGTTCTGCCCGGCCTGCGTGGGCAACGCAGTCCGCAACCGGGCCGCAGGGCGAGAAAATCTATACCGACGGGACCGCATGGTTCCATGCCGATCATACGCCGGTTCAGTGATGGCTGATCTGCCGCCGCTACCATCGGGGTTTAAGCTGGACAGTGAATCGGCTTCTGCTGGACCGGCTGCGCCGCCCTCTGGCTTCAAATTAGACGCGTCTCCATCGTCGCGTCCTGCTCCAGCAGAGCCACCATCCACTACGGCTGGCGGATTGTCCGCATCCTTTACTAGGGGTCTGGCTCCGATCGCTGCCGGAGCAGCTGTCGGCGGCGTGTTAGGTGGCCCGCCTGGCGCGGCGGCTGGTGCCGGGGCGGCTGGCCTGACCGAGCTTGCGACGGCAATCTACAAGCCGATCGCGAAGCAGATGGGGTGGCCCGATGTCGCGTCTCCGCAAGAGATGACCGACAAGGTGTTAGATGCCGTAGGATTGAAACGCCCCAGCACAACGCCCGAACGTCTTGCTGAGACTGCTGGTGGAGTTTTGCCGTTTGGTATTACGGCCGGTGGGCTGGGCGAGGCTGTGGCTGCTAACGACGCAGGAAAGATCGACCGGTTTATAAAGTCGAATTACGACCGAGCAATCAAGCCAAGCGTGGCAGGCAAGGCCACGGCCGCCCAGCTTACGAATTACAATCAGAGCGCACGTAGCGCGATTGATTCCATTGTGGCCAACAAGCCGTCATTACGGTTCGCGGGCATCGAGGGCGAGACTACGGGCGAACTCCCGAAGACCATCGAACAATTCCGCGATGCGATTGAGCAGACCAAGCAATCTATCTTCGAACAATATGATGCGATGGCGCGATCGGCCGGTCAGGCAGGCGCTCGGGTCGATCTTCGTCCTACGGCAGCCGAGTTACAGAAGATTGCGGCCGACCCGGTCGTCAAGGATCTGCACCCGGAATTGGCGTCCTACGCTGAGGCGTCCGCCCAAAGACTTGCGACCAGAGGGGCATATTCGACGGTCGATGCTCAGCGCGCCGTGCAGAATCTCAATCAGTCCCTCAAGGCGTTCTATAACAATCCGACCTATGAGACCGCGTCAAGGGCAGGGGTTGACGCGATGGTCGCCAATCAGCTCAGGGGCGGCTTGGACAAGGCGATCGCGAGCGCTTCGGCACCAGGATATCAGGCGCTAAAGAACCAATACGGTGCGCTAAAGTCTATCGAAAAGGATGTCGTGCATCGCGCGATCGTTGAAGGCCGCAAGAACCTTGGTGGCGGTCTGATGGGCAATATCGGCGATGTGGTGTCGGCCGATGAGGTGATCCGCAGTCTCCTGACCCTCAACCCGGCCGCCGGTGCACGCGGCGCGGCTCTCAAGGGCTTCACAACATTCGTGAAGCGCCTGCGTGACCCAAACCGGGCGGTGGAGAAGTTGTTCGGCGCCGCCGAGAAGCAGCAGACCGCTCGCGAGACGGCGCGCGAAGAGTTGCCGACATACCAAGAAACTCCGCCATTGGCACTGCCGCCGCCAACGGTTATGGGGCCGGCTCAGCCGTGGACTCAGGTCGGGGAAGGGTTAATCCCTGGCGGTGGACCAAACTTCGCTATGCAGCATCCGACTCTTCCGCAGGCGGTGACTGATCCTTACGCCGCGCAACTCGGATGGCAACCATGAGTCGCCCGAAGACGATCGGTAAGCAGTTGGAGGATCTTGCGCGCGACATTCTGGGGATGGCCGCGCTCTCGGAGACCCCGTTATCCGACAAATTAGAAGCGTTCAAGATCGTCACGACCTATCACATCGGCGTAATCAAAACGGCGAAGAACCTGCCGCCAGACGAGCCGGAGGGCGGATCGTTCGATCGGCTACGGACGGGCCTTCGGGCCGTAGGAGATAAAGATGCGTAGTGCGCGGCTTACGCCGGTTGAAGTTGGTGACGAGAATCTGATCGGGCAAGAGCCCGAGCCTCCGGTATCGCCGCCGACAAATCACGCGGCGAATGTGCTGACCAGTCTGCTCTTTGCCAGCATGCGGGCGTTGTCGCAGCGGGCGGTCATCGCTCTTAGCAACCTGTTCATGGCGGCGTCGGCCGCTTCAGCTTGGTGGCTTTGGTACGTGACCATGCCGGCCCCGACGGTCCCGCAACTGGTCGGCCTGACCCTGTACGCGGGGTTCATCCTTGCGCTCAACTTTATGCTTCGGAGGAAGTGATGCCTGGTGGGCGCTTCTCTTCCAAAGAGGACCGGCAAGCCTCGCATGTAGCGGCCTCGGAACGCGCTCGCGGCAAGTCGGCTAGAGAGGCCAAGCGGATTGGGTATGCCACGGTAAATGCGCGCAAAGGCAAACGGAGTACTCGGAAATGACCAAGTCTGACCGCAAGAGCCGGCAGGTCGGCCAGAAACGCGTCACCGAGATTGGCAAGCGGGCGCTTGAGAGCCACGGCTGGAAACGAGCCGGTGGCCGTTCGAAGCGGAAGACTGCGAGACGCTGAATGTTGCTGTTCGCTCGCATAGGCATTCTAGTTGCCGCCTGTTTGGTTTACGCGCCGACGGTGCGAGCGCAGAGCTATCCGGTCTATCAAACCGGGATAACCAGTCGTGGTCACATGACGATGTGGACCGATAACGCCCACGTCGGGGATGCCGGCGGCGCCCTAAACGGCAAGATACAGGTGCTCGGGGTCACCCCATTGCACCCTAACCAGCCCGTCGCACCGTTCTGCATCAACGACACGTTCATTTCCAATCCGGCGGGCTATCGCGAGATTTGCATCCGTTCAGACGCGCTCGACGGCGGCGGGGAACTCACCTATGCCGCATTCGGCGGAGCGGCGGACCTTCCATTCACCATGCAGTCGGCGAACAAGCTCGTGGTGACTTCGGGCAATCAGCAAGTCGCGATGCAGAACCTGCCGCAGACTGTCGCCGGCGATGTCCCGGTGTGCATCAATCCGGTCACTGGGCAGTTGTTTCAAGCATCCAACGTGGACCGCACGATCCTGCTGACCGATGACGCCAACTCCAAATATCTGACCGACGATTCAGGGTCGACATACCTGACCGCCACCATCCCTGCCGGGAGCTGTATCCAGCAATGATCCGATATGTTTTGGCGGCGGTTTGTTTCCTTTGGGGCGCATCGGCGGCGATCGCGCAATGCCCCGGTTCTGCGTCTCCGTGCGAGCCGTACTCGACCTTCGTCAATTCGGTCTTGCAGGCTACTACGACCAACACAACCGACCGCTCGGCTTATGTGCATGGCGCGACAACCCAGTATGTCCCCCCAGGTCCACCGTTCAACCTTACGATCAATGCCGCCGCCGGCGCTCCGACCGTCATCGCCAACACGCCGCTCAATGGCGCCTATATTTCCAGCGGCGGTTCAAATGTTGTGTGGTGTCCAGCATTCAATTTTGGGTGTCCGGTCCCAGGAGATCCGGCCACAATAACTGCCCAATATGCTTCTGTAGTAACGACGCACGGTGCTGCGAATTACCAAGAAAATGGCGTCATGAATGTTATGTTCGACGTTACTGGACAGATAAATTTGTGGCAGGCATCCACTTCTTATTCTGCTGGAGCATATGTTAGCGGGACTGGATATAACGTCTATGTAGAGACAGTTGCGTCCTGCACCTCTGGCAGTTCCGACCCTAGTGGAACCGGAAACGGCATCGTGGATGGCTCGTGTCTGTGGAATTATGAGGGCCCATCGCAATCGACGGCCAAACAATCGGCGGGCTTCAGCATTTTGCCGGGGCCGGGCGGAGGGCCGGCGTGGGGTGCCGCCATTGCCAACTATATCCAGGCCGGATGGAACAGCGAGGGCGCATTCGGTGTCGAGATTGATCTAACGAATGGCACGACTATCGATCCCACGGTCGGGTCGATCCACACTATGGACACGCTTTACCTTGGGGGTGTCACCGGAACGAATCCGATTACGACATTAATTTACGCGAGCCCAAGTCCGAATGGAACAGTCTTTGGGTCACATAATGGCTTATGGATTAATGGACCATATGCCGTCAAAGACTACGATATATACCTTACGACTCAACATTCTTCTATCGGGATTTATACCGCTGGTAATTTCGGACAATCCGTGGTTAATGATGGCTCTACTGCGCCGACGTGGGCCGATATTACGGGAACATATCCTACATCGATGATGTATTTATTCCCAACTAGCACCCCGGCTGATATTACGATGGCTGGTCCTGGCGCTCAAACGGGGCTATATGCTCCAGGACACTTCTCGCTCTCCGTTATAGCAGACGATGTAGCTACGACAGCAGAAACCGGAGAGGATTGGGCGGGAACTTATAGCACCGCCGTCATTTACATGGGAGTTGCATCGGCACCAAATATGATTATAGCGCCGAACTTCTTCCTCTCGAATGTTGGCAAAGTAACCGCTGCGAGTTACGCCGCTGGTGCGTCCAATGGTGTAAGCTGTTCAGGCTCTCCGAGCGGCTCATTCGCGAGCGTCAACGGGATCGTCACTCATTGTTGAGGTAATCGTCATGCGCTTCTTCATGCCGCCATTTTTTGTTGTGGCATTGCTCTCTGTTGCGGCACTCGGGCAATCTATATCTGCGCCCCCCAAGCAGCTACGGCCACCTCCGCCGCCCCCAACTCTGGAGAAGCCGAAGGAACCCCTGCCGATACCGCCTTCCCATGCCTCGGCAGCGCAACCGGCCATGTCGCCGTCGGCGCAAGCCGCCATGACGAATGCGGCGATGGCGGGAATGCGGTCGGAGGGACAGGCTCTCGCGACAAGCACCATCGAGCTTGCCGCCAAGAATGACTGGTGGGCGAAGTGCGTGACTGAACCGAAATGCGTTTCGTGGGTGAATCAGAAATAACTGACGTCGGCAAGAAAAAATGATCGTGTCTCGTCTGATAGTAGCCCTGTTCCTAGTGATCGTAGCGCCAACGCTGGCGGCTGCGCAGCAGAACCAGCCTGTCTATCAGAGCGGATCGATTGCACGCGGGCGAGCAGGATACTGGATCAACAATGGCGTCATCGGCGATGCGGGACCGGCTAACGCCGGGAACATCACCGAACTCGGCCTCACGAACACCGGAACGCCGTTCTGCATCAACGATCAGTTGACGACGAACCCGACCGGCTATCATCAGTTTTGTTTGGGCGCGCTCGCGCTCGGTGGCGGCCTAATGAACTATGGGGCATATAACGGCGCCACGCCGCTGCCATTCACCGTAAGCACGGGCGGCCCGCTGATCTTCAATTCGGCGATCAACGACATAGAGGCGAAGAACCTGCCGCTTGGGCTCGGCGGCGCGGTGCAGCTTTGTATCAGTCCGACGACCGGGGTGCTCTCCATTGCGACGGGCGGCGCGGTGTGCGGAGGGAACACGCCGCCACCGCAGTATGTCCTGCTCCAAGGCGGGGCCGGATACATTCTCCTCCAGGGTGGAGCAGGAAGGATTCTCCTACAATGAAGCGCTTTATCGCCTTTCTGCTCGCCATGTGGCCGGCGCTCGCTCTGGCCGATGCCACGGTGCCGTCCTTGGCTCCAGCCACCTCGCTGTTCGGGGCATCGACCTATCTTGCGCAAACCGGGGCAGCGAACAACCAGCTCGGCTTCCTGACCTCGACTTTCTGTCTCAACTCGGGCGCTTTGACGATTTGCCCCTCCGCGATCTCGGGGTCGATGCTCGGCCCTGGCGCGGCATTAAGCAACATCGGCGCTGGCTCTATTTCGTCGTCCTATCTGGCCCCGACCGGGGTAACGCCGGGATCATACACCAATCTCAACGCAACGATCGGCGCTGACGGGCGGATCACGGGAGCGTCGAATGGTTCCGGTGGCGGTGGTGGCGGGACGCCGGGAGGCTCAAACGGGCAGGTCCAGTATAACAACTCCGGCGCGTTCGGAGGCTTCACTTTCAGCGGCGGCGTCACGGTAAATCCTTCGACCGGCGTTGCCGTGCTGGGCAATCCTGGGCCGTCAACCCTTGGCGGCATCGAAAGTGTTGCGCAAGTCGGGGGAGAGTTCGTTCAATACATTGATACGTCAGGCGTGCCACACCTCGCGACGCCATCAGGCGGAGGGAATGTCACTGGCCCTGGATCGTCGGTAAACAACGATCTCGCGTGCTTCAATGGGACGAGCGGCACGCTGTTGGCGGACTGCGGCATCCTCTCGACGAATGTCGTAACTCCGACAAGCACCAACACGCTGACTAACAAGTCGATATCGGCTCCTGAAGTCAATTCGGGCAACTTAGCCGCCGCTCAAATGTCGGCCAACCTGTCGGCAGCGATTGATGCGGCAGTTGGCTCGACGCAAGGCGATATCGCCTATCGCAACGCAACCGTATGGACAGTTCTGCCGCCCGGCACGACTGGCCAATTCCTAGAGACGCAGGGCGCGTCAGCTAACCCCTTGTGGGGAACGCCATCGGGCAGCGGCAACATGACCGGCTCCGGGGCCGCCACGACGGGCGATGTCATCTGCGGCAACAACACCAGTACGCCCCTCAACACCGCCGTCGACTGCGGCTTCGCACCGAACGCGGTCGATGATCCGACGACAACAGGGATCTTCACCGCAGCGCAATGGAATAACGGCGATGAGCTCGTCGTTACGACGGCCTCGCAAACGCTTACAGCTCCGGCAAGTTCTACGCTTGCCAGGAACGGCAACGTCTTCATCCATTCGATCGCCGCTTCGACGCTCGCGGCAAATGCCGCCGACACGATCACCTATTGGAACGGCTCGGCCGTAACCACAACGAGCACCGGCGGCTCGATTTCGCTTGGGGCTGGTGCGCTGGTTCAAGTGACTTCAAAGGTGTCCGGCAACCTTAAGGTGGCGGGTAACATCACTGGTGGCGGGTCATCAGCCTTCAGCGCGCTAACCGGCAGCACGAACACCACAGCGGCGATGGTTGTGGGGTCGGGCGCGACGCTAGGTTTTTCAGGTTCAGGGACGATCGCCGCGACCTCTGCCCCGGTATCGGGGCTCACCGGCGTCGGAACCGGGGTTCTGACCGCGCTCGGCGTAAATGTGGGAAGCGCTGGCGCGTTCGTCGTAAATGGCGGCGCGCTAGGGACACCCTCATCCGGGACGCTGACGAACGCGACTGGTTTGCCGGCCGCTTCGGTGCTGGCGGGTGCGCTCGCAAACGGCATGACCGGCACGACGCAAACGGTTGGAGACAATACGACCAAACTCGCGACCGACGCATTCGTCATCGCCAATACTGGTGGGGCAGTTAGCATTACCTCACTGACTCCAAATCTAGTTCTGTCTCCAAGCACTATCACCGGCACTGGTACTATTGCATCCACTTCCCCCACGACCGACCAATCCGGCGGAAGCACAGCCATTGTCACTGGATACAATACCGAACTAGTCTATGTGGGCGGAGGGTTCACTTACACGCTCGCCCAAGCCGGAACCACAGGATTCACTTCCGGTTGGGGAACCTGTCTACTCAACACCGCCGCCTCAGGTAATGCCACCATCACTGCCACAACCTCGACCTTCAAGGGCGCGAGCAATACCACGAGCCTAACCCTTGCACCGGGCGATTGGTCCTGCCCGACCAGCGATGGGACGAATTATGCCACAGCTGTAGGGCACTATGCTGGAGGTGGTGGCTCGGTCTCGGTGACGGCAGGGACGCCAAATATAGTCATCACCCCTTCACCCGGCACTGGAACTTTTACTGTCGGCGCCACTGCCGCCGCGTCCGCACATAGTGGTAATGCCTCAACCTACACCTATCAGTCGAGCGACATCGCCACCACAGTCAATCGTGGCTATACCGGGGGGGCAATGGCCGACACATTGCCGAATGTCTCGGCATCCGGGTTCGGAGCCGGGGCCTCGCTTTCTGTCTGCAATATCAGCGCCAGCCAGAACGATGTGATCACCGTGAACGCGCCCAGCACGATAGGCGGGGCGTCATCGGTGACTGTGGGACCAAATACCTGCATGGCGATCGCCGATACCGACGGGACCAACTATACTGTCCCCGCCGCTGCTCCGACCATTTCGGGACTGGTTAACGGACAGTTGGCTATTGCTAGCGGCACGGCTTCGCTAGGTTCTAGCGTGGCCTACAGCAATTCCGGTACGGCCAGCGATGTCGTACAAGCGACCAGTGGGGGCGTCATCGTCAATTCACTGATCAATTTCAGCCAGGAGAAATCGGCTGGCTGGCCGGCTGGCGTGAACCCCAACAACATCGTCGTTTTCACCGCCGCTCAGGCCGAAACAGTTACCGCTATCGTTGGTCGCAATGAAGTGACCGTCGGCGCGACAGCTACGCTCACCGTAAACAAGGCCCCGAGCGGCACGCCGTGTGCATCCGGGACGGCGATCTCATCCTCGTTCAATGCAAACACAAGCGCCACAACGAACCAGAGCATCATATCCGGGACACCGACTCTCGCGGCCGGTGACTCGGTTTGCTTCCAGACTACCGGCGGATCGAACTGGGGATCGGGAACGGGAATTGGCACGATCACAATTTCGGTTAAGCCGTCATGATGCGAGCATGGATGTTGATCGCGATCTCGCTCGCCTCGCTTGCCTGCGGCGGCTGGCTCATCGGGGCCGGTAGCAATGCAGTGCCCCCCACCACGGCAGTTCACGGAATTATTTTGCAGCGGATCGTGCTCGCGGGAGTGAAATTATGAGGAAAATCCTTCTAGCCTCGGCGGCGCTTGTTCTGAGTGCGACCGGCGCGCTTGCGGCGGGGACATGGCTCGGTGCCGATATTCAGGATACGGGTGCGGTCAACGAGGAAATCGCCAACGCATCGTCAACCGGCACGACGCTGAATACCCTGTCCAAGTATGTCAACGGGCAAGCGGTAATCCTAGCGACCTCGGATCTCAATCTGGCCCGAGGCGTGTGCATGTCCGGATGCGGCACGACCGGAACAGCGGTGATTGCATACTCCGGCAATGCCCAGCTGCTGATCGACGCCGCACATACGCCGACTGCTGGGCATTTCGTCACGATTTCATCGACCAATGCCGGGTACGGCAGCGATACCGGGGCCGCCACCTGCCCGACCGGGGCCAGCCAAGTTGTCGGGATCGTGCAAAGTAATGTCTCGGGCAGCATCTACAATGTCAAGCTGGGGACATTCGGTTGCACCGCGTCACTGTCGGCTGGGCAATCGTCCATCACCGAATACATCTCGCACGGCACCAGCACTTACACCGCCCCGACGAACGCGACGATCTTCCATGTGATCGTTTGTGGCGCGGCGGGCGGTGGTTCATCGGGTGTCCCCCAGGCGTCCGGTACAAGTGCTAACGGTGGCAGCGGCGGAGGCACGGGCTCATGCGTGGAATCGTACCTGACGGCCGCACAAATGGGCGCGACGGCTACTGTTGTTGCCGGTCAGGGAGGCGCCGGCGGGGGCACCTCGACGACGTTGAATGTCGGTAACAATGGCAGTGACGGAACTAACACGACTCTCACCCCCAGCGGCTCTGGCCCAGTCTTGACCGGATATCATGGTGGTGGCGGCGGCACAGCAACGACTGGGAAAGGCGCTAGTTGTGCGGGTGCAGCAACGGGCACCACGGCACCAACTACTACCTGTGTTGGTGCTGCGGCGAACGCTTTTGGATATCCAAATTTTGCCGGGACAAATGGTTTTGGCGGGTCAACGACCGCAGGAACAGGGGCAACTACAGTAAGTGTGAATTTTGCTGGCGCTAGTGCCAGTTCCGGTGGCGGCATCAGCACGTCAACCGCCTCGGCAGGAGGTGCCGGTGTGGCAACATTAGCCGAGAACTCTGTCCCCGCTGGCGGAACGTCAGGCACTACGACAGGTGGAACCGGTGGGAATGGCGTAAGCCCATCGACCTGGATTCCGTGGCTGGGTGGTGGGTCCTCAGCGGGCGGCGGCGGTTCTTGCAATAGCAATCCATGCACCGGCGGCCCCGCCGGCACCGGTGCGCTGCTGGCAGGCGGTTCTGGCGGCGGGGCATCGGTCGGCACCTCTGGTTCCGGCGCGGGTGCGGCCGGTGGTGACGGTGCTGTATGGATCGAAGCGAAGTTCTAACATGCGTCTCGCTGGACTAGTTTTCGGCCTATTGTTGGCGAGCCTTCCTGCGCTTGCCCAGGTCACTAACGGCAGCGCGGCGGGATACAGCATTCCCGCCGCGAGTTGTTCGGGTGGGGTGTGCTCTTCGGCCTCAATATCCTGGCGGCAACCTACCTGCGCCAATACTGGCAGTGGAGCTAACGGCGGGATTTGGCCGGGCATTGGCGGTATCTCCCCAGACACGACACTGATCCAAATCGGCGTTCGGTGTGTTACGAGCCAGTTCGTCGCGACGACTTATGCTCCCTTTTATCAGCTGGTTCCGGCGGCAGCAGTAAACATATCTCAAACGGTGTCGCCGGGCGATATTATGATCGCCTCGGTGGTATGCCTGACAAGCTGCACGACACCGAATGTATCTCAGACATGGACACTCACGCTCCAAGATGTTACCCAAAATTGGACCTACACAAATACGCCGGTCACATATACGTCGTCGCTCGCCACCGCCGATTATTTCGTGGAGGCTCCGACGATCCTTGGCATTCAGCCGATGGCGAATGTCGGGAGCGTGGCTTTCGTGTCCGCTAAGGTGAATGGTAGCCCGGCAACCTTCACAACCGGGGAGCAGTTCATCATGAACAACACCAACGGCCAGACGGTCAATCCCTCCGCTCCATCCGGGAGCGCATTCAATGCCTGTTGGGGCCAGCCAAGTGCAACCTACACTACCTGCACCGCTGCCGGTACTCTTGCAGTGGCTAAGGGGACGGGTGCATGGCTGGTGGGGCGCTAATAATATGATTGGTCGAAGATTAATACCGGCTGCACTACTGATATTGGCTCTGTGCGGCTTCCTTGGCTTCCACGGTGGTATTGGCACCACAACCGGCGCCTGCGACACGATTACGGGAGGATGCCCAGCCGCACACAGCATGTCGCAAAAGCTTGTGTCGTCGTATTCCGGCAATGCCTTCGAGCTGATCAACCCGACCCCGGCTTGGACCGGGACAGGCTCGATCTCCGGGACGACCCTAACCGTGGCCAGCACCGCGACAGGGACGATGGCCAACGGCCTCGCCCTCTCGGCCGCAGGATCGGGTGTGACCCCGGGAGTGGTTCCCGTTACCTACACCTCGGGATGCTCTGGCTCGACTTGCACCGTGAGCCAGTCACAGACCGCGGCATCGGTCACGAGCGCCTACTCGGTACTCGATGTTGGCTTCCTCGGCAGCGGCGCCTGGAACGAGAGTACCTGGCAATCCTTCTGCTATGGCGTTACCTGCCTAGTCGAGAAGATCTTCAACCAAGGTTCGGGTGGCACCGCCAACGATCTAATCGCGTCGCAGATCACTGGCGGCGCGGCCAACATGCTCAATTGCACCGCGAGCATCGTGGTTTGCGCGCCGCTGTTCGTCATTGACACAGCGACCGACACGCCGATGGCAATCACGACAGCTTCAATTATGGGCCTGTTCGGCGATGCTTATGTCGGCCACAGCTCTTCTGGCTTCCCGGCGGCCGGAGCGAATGCTTCGGTCATGTTCTCGGGGCTCAACATTTACGCCTCGAATTGCTGTGGTGGACTCTACGGCTTCACCGAGAACAATCCGGCGTCGATCATCGCTGGCGGCATGCTAGCGGTCGGGTTTGCCAACGGCACCGGCTCGGGAGGTGCGGTCAACTGTCAAGCCGCTAACCTCATCTGCTTCTTAGCTGACACCGAGACCGGCGGCGATCCGATCGCGGGGCCGTGGCAGGTCTACGACAGCGCCGCCGAGCAGCGTGGTATTTGGGAAATAAACTATACGAGCGGCACCAACACCGCGTCTGGTTCCTATGCCGATACCCAGCTTTACAGCGTCTCGCCTCCTAATTCCACCGCATCGACCCGCCAGACATGGCTCCGCATAGGGGCTGGCGGCGACCGGTCTTGGCTCCCAGAGGCATTCAGCGACGGCTTGATTACAGCCGATGTGACCACCACGCCGCACACGGCGGCCTATAACGCCATGTCCAGCTTCTACTCGGGGCGATCAGCGTCGGCTTGCCGAGGGCCGCTCGATTTTACTTGGTACATGCCGACTTCGGGCGTCGGTGCGGCGGGAAGCGGACTCGCAACCTCACTGTTCACCATCGGCGACGGCATGGGCGCATGGGGCACTCGACCGCTCAGTGCTTGGTACACGGGTCCGATCATAACCCTTCAAAACAGCGCTGGCTCCGGCAGCATCCAGACATTCTCGGCGGTCGGCTGCGATCTCGACCCGGCGGTGACATCGTTTTGCGCGAGCGGCTGCCTGGTCAATACGCTCTACAGCCAGGCATGGGACACCGCCGGCACGACGCACGGCAACGTCCGAAACACTGGCTACGACATGAGCGCATCAGGCTCGACCCGGCCGTCCCTGACCCTGGCGTCGCTCGGCGGCCAGCCGACGATCCATTTCAGCGGCGCACAGGAACTGTGCACGCCGACGCTCGGCACTGCGGGACAGGTGCGCGGCACCTATCCGGCGGAGCTTGCCGTGGTCGCCCGGCGCACCAGCGGCTCGGCGTTGAGCGCCGTGTGGTCGACTAGCTCGATCGACCCAGGCATCGGCTTCGACACCGCAAACAACGCTTTCTTCTGGTGGGGAATTCAGCAGGACGAGGCAGCGAACGACAATCTGTGGCATAGCCTGATCATACACGCGATCGGAGCCACCGGCGGCACGGCTTATGTCGACGGCTCGGCGAACTCGGTATCGTTCACGACCGGCGCTGATCCATTCCCGGCCAATTACTGCATCGGCGGCCGTCCCGGCGGCACCAGCGAGTTGACCGGCGATGTCGCTGAAGTCGTCTTGACCTATAACGCCCTCTTCAATGGCTCAGTGGCCAACAACGCCGCCTCGATCCTATCGAATGATCAAACATTTTACGGCGTAACTTTCCCGCATTAAGGCCATGAGAAAGATCCTCGCGCTCGCCTTCACGCTGCTACTGATCGGGATCATCCCGGCTGACGCGCTCCGCTTGCGCGGCGGCGGCGCACTGGTTTCTGGCGGCGGCCAAACAATCGCCAGCATCAGCCTGTCGAACAGCAGCTTCACCGGCGGGTCGCCTTCCGGAACTGTAGTGGGTGCGATCAGCACCACGATGTCACCGGCTTCGCCCGCTTTCTCCGGCTCTTATTCGGTGACGGGGACGAATGCGGCAAGTTTTCAGGTAGTCGGGAGTAACTTGGAGACCAACGGCGTCGTCGCGGCGGGCTCCTATTCGATCAACATTGTTGCTACCCAAGCGGGGATCTCCAACTCGCCATTCAGCAGCCCGAAGACGATCACCGGCAACGCCCAGACGATCGCTAGCGTCAACATCTCGAATACGACGTACACGCCGAACTCCGCGAATGCCGTGGTCGGCACGCTCACGGTCACGATGTCACCCTCGACCCCGGTATCGACAGCGGCACTGACTGTCACAGGCGCGAACTCGGGAGGCTTTCATCTCGTCGGGGCCGGCTGCGCAAACATCAGCACGGGGACCTGCACAGTCGAGACCAACTCGGGCGGCACGACGGGCTCGGGACCGTTCACCGATGTTAATTTCGTCGCGACACAAGCGAGCGCATCGAACTCGCCGCAATCGATCTCGCCATCGCTCTCCGGCACGGGAGGAGCGGGAACCGTCGTCGATACGATGACCTTCCCTAATATCGGTTCTGGGACGACGCCGGGCTCGGCAATTCCGAAACATGCGATGCTGAATGTGCCTCCTGGAGCTGTCCCAGCTGGCATGATCGCGGTTCCAACAGTCGCGAGTTCCGCGATCCCCTATCAATACGATTGCGCCGCCGAGCCATCTACGACTGCTTTCACGGGGTCAATCGCGAGCGGCGTACTAAGCGGCGCGACAGTGCCGCTGGTCATCGGCAGCACGGTCACCGGCGCTGGCGTCACCTCCGGGACCGTCATCAGCGCGATCGTTACCGCGGCCAGCAACACCTATACCGTGACACCATCGCAGACCGTCGCCAGCACGACCATCACCGCGACATTCGGCGGCTGCAATTTGTGGCCGGACGGCAGTTTGAAGAACGCCGCGATCTCGATGTTCCTGCCGACCCTGGCCTCTGCGGCAGCCGAGCAGGTAACCTGGACGACGACCTCCGGCAGTCTTGCCTCGGGCGGTCTCGGCGTGACCCCGACCACTGTCGCCGCCGCAAGCGACTATCGAGTTTACGCGACGAACGTCAACACGATATGGGTTAACAACATTCAGATGCCGACCGGTATCGCCCAGGTCGGGTGCGGGCCGACAGCGGGATCGCTTCCCTCGCCAGGCGGCTGCGTGATCCGCCTTCAGGCCGGCTCGGCCGGGACGCACTATGGCTATATCGGGAATAATTGTTCCACCAATCCGGCTGTAAATGGCATTCCACCCTGCATTACCGCGTCCGACAACACCGTGACCGTGGCCTCGACCACCGGGGCGCCTACCGTGGTAACCTGCAATGTAACACCTTGCCCACTTGGCACGGTCTCAGGCGCGCTAGTCGTCGACACGACCACGCCGAGCAATATCCCAAACAACACCGTCATTACTAGCTCGCCGGTCTTCAGCGGTGGTAATACATTCACACTGTCATCAAATGCAACCATCACTAATGGTGATACTCTCCGGCTTCTTTACCCGGTCAATGGGTGCACCAACGCCGGCTTTTATTTTACGGCGTTGGATGGTACGACTTCGCTGCCAACCGGCGTCACCGTGCCATCTTATGGGACGGGTTCGGCCTGTGCGGTAACCGGCTCCGGTAACGAGAAGTTCTTCTTCAACGACTCTCTCAACCTCTATGGCTCAAATCAGCCGCCGACATGCGCGGCAGCGGGCGGATCGGCATCGTTTACCGGGTCTTACTCCTCCGGCACCCTGACCACGAGCGCGGTTACGGGTGCGCTCTCCAAGGGCCAAATCGTCTTCGACTCGGTTGGTGCCCATGCGCTGGTGACGGCCGGTTCAGGATCGTCCTGGTCTGTCAATGCGGCTCTTACCAACGGCGCGATGACTGCCAGGGTGCCGGTCTGTATCTACGCCAACGGCAATGGCAGCTCGACCTCTGGCATGTACGGGTTGCGGCTCTATGGACCGCTGGTCGATACTTCGACTGGCGCGCAAGACCCAAACTTCGAGAGGGTGTGGGGATATATAGAATATTGGGTAAACGGCAGCGCTCTAGTAACGACGCGCGCCATCGCGGGGATCGACAATTCGGTCTACTTGCCGTCAGGCACATCAACCCAGGTGCAGTGGCCTTCAGAGACGATGGATCTGGACTTCACCAACGGCACGACGCCCGGTGGTGCGGGGGAGATTCGCGGTGCAGCGCAAGGCACCGGCATGTGGACCCACCTGACGACAGAAGCGCCAACGGTGTTCTATTCGGCAGATCCCGCACTTAGCGGCCCGATCGGGATCTCAGGGACCGCTGACTGGCTCGGCCCGACCTCGGGCACATTCAACCTCGCGAACAGCGAAGCTTGGAACTCGGTCCAGATGTCACGTACCGGGACAGACCTGACGTACTGGCACGGCAACCACGCGCATCAGCCGTTGGCCCCCGCTGCTGGTGTAGCGCCGCTGGTTATAAACAGTTCAACAGTCGGCACTTACTATGGCCTCGCCACCTATCTCGGCTACTACAAGCCCTATGACGCACCGTTCATGGATTCAAATTCCTCGACATCATGGAACAATGGTGGCGAGCATTTCTTCTTGTCGCCCGACAGCGCCCACGGCGCTTACCTCTATTACGCTTGGGCCGATGGCGCGAGCGACCTTGGAATGTCATGGCTACAACAACTCCGCATCTCGTCCCTGGAACTTCCGGGGCAAGCCGCAGGCATCCACGAAGACGTGACCGGCCACGCACTTAACCTCGATTATGTGTGGACTACCAAGCCGACAGCCCTTACCGATCCGGTGGAACTGTTCTCGCATGTATTATGCAATAACGGGTTCGATCCGCAGACAACCATGTGCAACAACATCAACCAGAGCGGGCAGCGTAAGACGCAGACGCCGCCGAGCGGTACTGCGAATGACGCCTCGCACTGGCCGATCGGGAATGTCGGCTACATAACTTCTATTGAGGGTGAACGCTGGCAGGTCGATTTGCTGGCCCTAGAAGCTCAAGACGTTGAGCAGACTGAGTATGACGACTACAAGCGCGTCGCCAACCTTGCCGGAAGGAATTGGTATGGGCTGATGCAAGACTTCGTGGGCGAGAACCGCGTCATGGGCTGGGCGCCCGCACAGGTCAGCGACGCGGTTCAGTACATGCCGGGTAGCGAGCCTGAAGCGCAATATCAGTTCCACACTATCGCCAATTGGTATGACGCCCGCGCAGCTTGGTACACATATACGGGGACCTTCTCGTCCGGCGTCAATTATCCTTCGCCCACCGTATCAACTCTGACCGGGACCAAGCACTATGATTACTCGGCTCAGGGAATAGGAACGCAGCCTTATGATTTGATCGATCAGCCGCAAGGCCAATCGAACATGAGCATCTCTGTGTTCGAGCAAGGCTACGAGGCTATGTCGATGGACAAGTCGGTGATGGAATTGGACCATTCCGTCCCGAGCGTCGATACCGTGGCGACCTATTTTATCGACAATATGATTGTAGCTAGCGAGGCCGAGAACTCTTGTATTTATAATTCGTTGTCGTACGCGCCCGGTGAGGGCGTCATGACTCCACAGTCGAATCAGCAGCAGACGCTCCCTGGCGCTAATGGCTTGAGCGCTGGTTGGGACGCGACCGATCTCAATAATCCCCAGGCGGGGAATATGTCCGTCCTCGGGGCTGCGACTCTGGAGCTTGAGGTTTATAACGGTTCGACGTTAGTCACGGCGGTTGCCGGCCCGGGCGGCGGTGATGGCCTGCCTGCCCAGAACCTCTCTGCGCAAATCACAACGACCGGGACTTCGCCGGCTGGGACAACGATTAACATCCCAGCCGGGAGCGCGGCTAATGCATTCCCCAAGGGGATCATCAACGATATAACCAACGGTACGGGACCGTTCTTCATTCAATCGATTGCGTCGACGACGATCACCCTGATGTCGAGCACGCCGACGACGGGCATTGGGTCGGGAGATGTGCTCTATGTCTCGCGAGTGGACACCTACCCTGATTACCCGATAAGTGCGGGTAATATCTATAAGTCTGGCAGTGTTGTGTTCTTTACCGCCGCCGATGGCCAGGAAGAGACCAACCAGGATATAGCGCCACATGATTTCCCGGTGCCGACCACGCCACCCGGCGCCGTGCTTGAGGGCAAAGCCTATATCTGGTGCCAAGACCCATCGGGCGCTTGGGCCGGAACAATCAATCCATACGGCACAAATTGCGCCTCGCCAGCCCCGATCACCTTCGCCGGCAACAAGGCGTATAATGCGATGTGGATTGTCAATGACGTGTGTCCGGCTCGCTCGATAGGAACGTGGAATACCTATGGTGACTATCAGTCTCCGACATCGAGACTCGCTGAGTATTGGGCCACTATCGAGGGCCGGATCACAACGGTTGGGGCTAATACCGCTCGCACGGCGGCCGAGACCCAGATGTCACCGAGCATGACGCCGCTGAGCACGACATTCGGCGGCGGCAACAATCCGCGCTACAATTACGACAATCACTACTGAGCTAACGCTATGATCTACATATGGCTTATCATGGCGCTCGCGGTCGGGCCGAGCCACGGCCCGAATGCTCATCAGGAGTCAGGATTAGCCTATCCTGCCGGGGGGTATGAGTGGCGGGAGTTCTCATCGCCGGAGGAATGCAACCGCCATCGGCAGACCGATGCGCAGCAATGCGTGAAGGTCGCGGTCCGGTTGTCCCCCTGATCTCGCAAGGGTTGCTATCGCGGCGTGTCTATCGTATGGGGGATGGTATGAAAGTTGTCCCTGCACGTGCCGGTGCGGTCGGCTTCGACACGGATTCGCCGCTGACCGCATCGCTGTGCGAAAGCCTCATCGGCCAGGGATACGAATTCGCGATCCGGTATGTCAGCCATACCCAGCCGGAAGCCGGAGACCTGTCACCAGCCGAAGTCCAGGCGATCCTGGGTTCGGGGCTGGCGCTTATGGTTGTCGTGCATTCACCGGCTCCGGGTTGGGCACCACGCGGCGTCGCCGGGGCCGAGCACGCGACATGGGCAGTCAGCAACCTGGAAGGCGCCGGACTGCGCGCGGTCGGCGCGATGACGGTCTGGTGCGACCTCGAAGGCGTGCTGCCCGGCACGCCCGCCAGCGACATCATCGATTACGTCAACACCTGGACCGTGGGCATCAGGGCGGCAGGCTATCAGCCGGGCCTCTATGTAGGCTATGACGCCTTCCTGACCGGCTCGCAGCTTTATGTAGATCTGTACCTGGCCCGGTATTGGAAGAGCGCCTCTGCCGTACCCACCCCGGCGCTGCGCGGGTTCTGCATGACACAGATGCTTGGTGCCGGGCCGATGGTCGCCGCGGTGCAAATCGACCGCGACGTGATCCAAGCCGATCGGCTCGGGGGGCTTCCGATGTGGCTGGTCGCGTGAGCGGCAAGTCCTGCCCGTGCGGGTACAAGCCGCGCAGCATCGAGGATCTCGGGAAACATCTCCGATGCGCCCATTCGATCAACAGGAAACTCGCCCTGCTCATCGCACGGCAGGGATGTGACTGCTATTGGTGCCGGCTTCCGCTTTGGGTCTTCGCTACCAGATACAGTTCCCATCCGCTCCGGCCGACGATAGAGCACCTGATCCCGAAATCGGCGGGTGGCGGCGGCGCTGATGAGGGGAATCTTCGGGCGGCGCACGCAATCTGCAACCATCTGAGGGGCAGCATGTCAGAGGCGGAATGGCGGGAGATTATCGCCGTAGCGATGGCTTCACTACCCGAGCAAGGCCGGCTTACCGCATGAGCCAGCTCGACTTGTTCGCGCCGCCGCAGTATATATGTCGCGGGTGGAAGCCGGACCCGATGTCGGCCGACGCCTATCAAGCCGAATGGGAACTGTTGAACCAGGGAACCACGGCACGCTCGGTAAGAGCGCCTCTGTTCCGTGGCACGATCGACCCCTGGCTGGGGTGGATAACCTGGATGGCAGCTAGACCATGACGTGGCTCTATCTAATCCCTGCCGCTGAGGCAGCATTGTGGCTATGGGCCGTCCTCGGCAGGCCAGTATGAGCCAAGTCGCTCGCGCACCGCTGGTGCTCGGCTTTGTAGTGCTGCTCTCCATCGCCGGATGCGTCAACAAGGCTCAGTTCGTCGCCGCGGACGCCGAGACCGCTGAGAGCGTGGCGCTCGCCGCGGGGCTGCCCACAGACGCGAATTGCTGGAGCGCCTATGCGGCCATCGCCGGGGTCTTAGGGCCACCAGCGCCCGCCCCTGCGCCGGTGGTAGGCATTCTGACGGTGGTCGAGACCAAGCGCGCGATCCAAGCGACGATGGGCAGCCCGGCTTGCTTGCCGATAACTACGAGTTTGTTGGGAGAAGTGTTAAAATTTTCCTCCCCTCAAGGGGCCGGCTTAGCCACGCTGTTGGGGTTCTGATGATAGACGAGCGGCACGAGTTCCCGACCGTCTCCGGCCATCCGACGCCGGATAGGTGCCTGCACTGTGGCGCGAAGCGGGGCACTGAGCAGACCTGCGTGACGCGGCATTTGCCCCCGCCTCACCGTGGCATCCCGACATCGATGTTTGCGGGGCCGCAGGACAGCATCGGGGTTCGTGCCCGAGAGATCGCCGCACAAGAAGAGAGGCCGTCATGGCTACCGACGCCGAAGCCGGAAGCGTAATCGACTTCGCCGAGATCGCAGCCCATGCTGCCGCGCTCAAGCATTTCGTCTGGGTCGAAGGCGTGCCGGCAGGATGAGCGGCGAGATTGTTCAATCCTGGCTGGGAACGTTCTTCCAAGCCGTAACCGCTGTCGGGGTTATGTATGCGATTTGGACCGGCGTGCAGGCCAAGCGTGCCGCCGTATGGGCCGCGCACCAGGCCGAAGATGCCGCTGTCGCTGCTGCCAAGCATGCAAACGAGAACGTTACGGCGCTCGGTCAGGTCGCCGAGAATGTCCAAAAGATCGAAATCGCCACCAATTCGATGAAGGATGCGCTGATCCACACGACGGCCATCGCCTCCGATCTTGCTGGTGAGCGGCGTGGTATCGAGATAGGGCGTGCCGCCGCGGAGAAAGCGGCTGACGACTTGCGAAATGCTCCGCTAAAGGAGGACTGAGCCGTGGATTTGATCCTAGTCGTCATCGTGCTGCTGCTGATCTTTGGCGGGGGCTTCGGCTATTCCCGGTGGGGCTATGGCGGCGGCTTCGGAATCGGCGGCATCCTGCTGGTGATTCTCGTCATCTACCTGCTTCTCGGACACGGCAGGTTCTGACGTGGAGCAGAAAACCGTCACGCTCGGCGGCCAGATCGCCACATCGGCGCTCTCGCTGCTGATTTTCGCGGGCTGTCTGGTGGTGTCCTTCTATCTGAAGGATCAGCAGATGGAGTTACTGGTGGTCGGTGCTGCTATCGCGAACGCTACCACGGTCGTCAACTACTGGCTCGGGTCTAGCAGCAGCTCCAAGGCCAAGGACGACACGATCGCGGCCACAGCAAACCGGCCTATCCTACCGGTTCCTCCGCCGCATTCCTGACCCCAAATCGTCACACCGCGAGAGCGGGCGATGTGGTACAAGGTCCGGGTATGCGCTCCCGGCATCACCCGAGCATCAAATCGATCATCGTCACTCCGACGCCGCCCTTGCGAATCTCCGATAGGGCGAAACGAGGCACGGTAGTCGGCTTGATCTCGGTTCAAATGTCCGATGGGTCGCAGTTCAATGGTAAGATCACGATCTCCACACACCTGATCAGAGTGAGGAATCTTCTCATGAGCCAGCTAGTCCTCTCGCGTGCACTTACGCCGACCGATGATGGCGTACAGACTTGGACGATTACTGCCACGACCGCCGATGGGCAGTTTTCTTCGCAACTCGTCATAACCGCGACGATCGCGCCGCCGGTTGCCGCCGAGGGACCGCCGGTCTTCTCGGGTTGGCCGACGGCAGTCTCACTTGCCGATAATGCCGCAGCCGGTTCGCTCGTCGCGAGCGGCAGCCTCCTCGATTCTGATGGCACTCCGTTCAACGGTACGGTCTCGGTCGGGAGCGCGCCGCTCACCTTCGTCGCCTAACCAGGGTTTCCCCCGAAAGCGGCGTCAGCCGTTCCAGGCGTATACTTGGAACGGCTTTTCTTTGGGGAATTATCAGGTCGACGTAGCAATGTCGCGGCCATACCCTTGACCCGCATTGCGAACGCGACCGTGACGGTTCCCCTCTCTTCAATTCAGGAGAGAGGATATGGAAAAGGAAAGCGACGAGAGCAATTCAACCGACGAGATAGAGGTCACTCCAGCAATGGTGCGAGTGGGCGCGGAAACTATCTGCTGTCGGTGGTTGGATTTGCGCTCGAATCCGTCCGAGGTACTCTACGAAGCGGTCGCGCGCGAAGTCTTTCTTCACATGATGGCAGCGCGTCCGCGAGTCATTATCGGGGAGTGTCGCCCGGAATTACCGCCAGGATACATATGGCGGAATGAGGGTAGCTGGCTTCCTGTTGGCAGTAAGGACACCGCACCCGAAACGGGTCAGGCATCTTCTTCAACGAGAAGCCCCGCTGCCGTTCCCGCAGGTGAAAGGCCTGGCCGCAATTCGCTAGGATAAACGGGACGGCATTTCATTTTAGGCAAAGCTCCAATTGATGGGGAGCCGCCTTGACCGTCCTACGCCCTCAAGCTACCTTGGGGGTGTTCTGATCGAACGTCCCGCGCGGCTCCAACACCTGCGGGATTTGAACGGCGGAGGGACCAACCTCCGCCGTTCGTCACTCCTGCATTTACTCGTTTCGTTCCCGAGGGGAATTATCAGGACGCCGGATTGACGCCTGTGAGGGCATCATGACAAAAGCCCAATGTGAACCACTTCACACATGGCAGTGGCTGACGGATGTTAGGAGGATGGCGTTGACCAAGGAGCACTGGACGCAGGTCGGCATCCTGGCGGCCGTGTTCACGGCTTTCGTCATCCCGCTTGTCGTCGGGGCCATATGGATTACGGGGCTACACGAGCAGGATATGGCTCGGATCGAGATGGTCGAGCAGCGCGTCTCGGCGGTCGAGGCAGCCAATCTGGCGCTGAAGGAGCGATTCGGCGACTTCTATCACCAATCGATGGACTTCGAGCACGAGCAGCGGCAGAACACGACGACGTTGCTCAGCGATGTCGGCGACATCAAAGCGGCCGTCGCCGGGAAAGCCAATTTGCGGCAGCACTGATCGGCTTGGCTCTCTTGTTCGGCTGCGGGCCATCGCCGGTCGCCACCACGCCAGCTCCGGCCTCTGTCCATCCTCAGCCGGCAAAACCAAAGCCCAGAGCACACGGGTACGGGTATAAGGTGCCACCCCAGGAACCGGGGCCAGACGAGCTATCCTTGGAGGACAAACTCAACGCGCTGGAGGAACAGCTCCGGGCGAGGCAGGAGCTGCTGGGGCGGGAACCGTAAACGGTACACACACATGGGGGAGAGGGTATACACGGTACAGACCGGAGCCGGCCGCTCACCAGCACAAGCGGCATCCGTAAAGAAATCACGGCACGTGTGCGGCGGCGGAAGTGGGTGTGATAGCGGCAGCGTCGCGAGCGCCACGTACAGGGCTGCGGGGAGGAAGATCATCGGATTATCCAGAATAGAACCGACCCGCTTATTCCAACAAGCACACTTCCTGCTACTCCGATGTCGCTAATTATCGGGTTATAGTCATGAATTATTAGCGCAGATGCCGCTCCAACACATCCTGCCATGATAGACCAGACCATAAGGAATATCCTCATTTCTCACCGCCAGCCGCAGGCTCGGCGAGGGCGCGGATCTGCTGCTCCATCATTTCACAGCACCCCGCCATCAACTCTGTGTCGAATACCGGATGATATTTGCTAGGATGTTCAGCTACGATCTTCGCGCATTCCTCAATCGCCTCGCACCGTCCTTTAGCTTCACCTTCTCGGAACAGGATGCCGTCGCGCTCTATCCGGTCTACATCGGACGCAGGCTCGGCGAGGGCGCGCTCCGTAAGTTTCCGGGCGCGTTCTAATTGGCTGCGATTCCAGCTCTTAAAAATAGGGCCGCTCATTTGCGTGTCATATTGTGCCGCATCTCGATACGCCTGTAATTCCTCGATCGCCTCGCGCCGGCCCTCCGCGCGAGCGGTTGCTATAACTTTGATGAGATCGTTAACATCAACCGAATCTAGGTCGGCGGCATCAAAGCCGTCCCCAAACCAGCGCAATGCCCAGCTATGGGCCATCTCCCGGTCGCTCTCGCTTGGCTCACTCATCGCGATCTCCTTCCGGCTCCGACCGCACCGCATGGATGATCTTCGGTCGAGCCCATCGCCGCTGGAAAGACCGCCACTCTGGACCAGGCATATATCGCTGTCCGGCGGCCGTCTCAGGGCGCCATAGCATCGCCATCGGCGTGAATCCGATCGACACCATTTGGCGCAGCCTCACCTCGGCAGCTGCGAACGTATCCTTCGGATATCCGATCAGCACATAGCATCGCATCCGGTGCGACTCGCGCGTAAAGCCGGCGGCCAGCATCCGCCGAGCGGCACTCTCTAGCGTCTCAAACTCATCGCCAGGATCATAAGCCCAAAACATGCTTGGCCGCGGGGTGAGGCTGGCCAAGAGGTCGACTTGGTAGTCTTCCAGCGCGCGAGCCTCCAAGCCTCCGGTGAACGCTACGCGCCGGTTCTGCTGATGTAGCATCTTAAATACAGCCTCAACATGAGGCCGGGGACAAGCGAGGAGATTGTCGTCGAGGATATTCCAGCCGGGATGTATCGGCAGCAGGTTCGGGGTGGGCCATTTCTTCCACACGCCGCAGAACCAGCACGTCCGAGGGCAGCCGCGTGAAGTGATCGTGTAGCCGGGCTTAACATACCGGCCGGGAATAAATTCTAGGCTCGAATCCCCATAGGCGACGCCGCCGATCTTTACCGGAGCGACAAATCGCCATTCCTCAGCAAGTCTCTCGGCAACCGCCTTATCCCACGTGAAGCTGACCGAGATGTGGACTTCATCAGCCTCAGCAAATAGGTCAGGACTGCCGACATAGGCGAGGTTGTCGTCGGGCGTGGCCTTGGTACGTCTAGGAAATACGCGGATCAGGCGCATTTATTTCCGCCTCCGGCTGTGCCGATCCAGCCGCGTCACAGCACGACGCGATGCCGCCGATGCAGTCGGGGCAGGGTTGCCAAGTTTTCGGTATCTCGAAGAAACCCGGCGGCCCGGGTGGAGGCACTCGCAGCCGGGCTGCGTTTACCCACCAGCCCCCCCGATCGTTGCACGTCGGACAGATCATCCCCCGGCCTTCCTATGTTCAGCCGTATGGCACGTAATGCACAGCCATTGCACATCTAACGGGTTATCGTAACCATTATGGTGATGCGCGTGTATTGCAGTAACGCCATTCTGTTGCTTAGGGTCTTGCGTCCCGCATTTACTACACACGGATGGGCGAATTAAGAGTCCTCGGCTGATGGCAGCTCTTACTTCTTGCATTGCTTTCACTTTCTGTGGGTATTTCTCTTTCCGTATCCTCGAATGACGCATTTCGTGTTCTTTTGAGACAGACAAATGTCTCCTACGTTTTATGTACCGCGATCGTCTTATTCGATATTCATCGGTCTGGCCAACTCGCTTCATCAGATCTCGGCCATAGGCTCGTTCGCAGTAGATGCAGGAGTTACGTGTTCTGCCGGTAACTTTATTTTCGATGTAAAATTCGCATAGAGGCCAGCATATGCCACATTTTATACATGTCTTCATATTCCAGATCTCGCTTTGGCGGCGGCGAAGGCCAGGACGGCGCGGACGACTTCGGGCCACCCCTCACAATGGGCTGATCCGAAATAGCAATCAGATGCTATTTTAGCGGCTTCGTCGAGCCACGGCGGATCGGCCCCGACCGGAGGAATTACAGCCGGGGCCGTCGCATTATGTCTCTCGGGTCCGCATCCTGGACTTTCTTCAATTCCCGAGTGATGTTTCTGATGTTGCATCACCTCCTTTCGCTGCTCGTCGAACGCGCGGATAGCGTCGATCATCGCTAAAAAGCGCACGGCTATGCCGAATGCCGTTTCTCGATACGGTGGGGTATAGCATCCACAAGTCATCACCGCTTCGGTGAGCGCCTGCAGCCGCTCGTCACGGTCGGTCATTTTACGCCCCGCGGCTGGGCGGCGGCGAAGGCCAGGACGGCGCGGCAGTAAGCCAATTCTCGGTCGTTATCTGCCGCCCTATTGTAAGCCGACATACCTGCGATGGCCGCCTCTCCGAGCCACGGCGGATCGACCGGACTCGCAGTCGGGGCCGACGCATCCTCGCTGGGGTCATGGACCGCACGCAAGGCGGCGGCTAGCGCGTGAAATTTGTCGGTAAACGCACCGCCTAACTCGTCGAGAGCCGACTTGATCGCCTCCAGCCGCGGGTCAGGGGCGGTCATTACGCACACCAGCGAGCGAAATCTAATTCGACTGTTTTTAATGCCTCAGTCGCGCACGCGGACGGATCAGCGCATTCCCTTTTGCTGATTGCCGCCAAAACTCGTTTATGAAGCTGATCTTCATAGAGATGGGCAACTTCATCATCACAAGCAGATTTAGCGATTTCGGTTACAGCAACGCGAACCCACTCTGGCGTTACTGGTGTAGTCATATCGATCTCGGGTCGAAAGCTCATCCCACCCTCCATTTCAGCGCGGTCATTTCGCCTCCGCTTGCTGTGCGATCTCGCGGTATTGCGGGCGCATCGGGCGGGCGAGGTCGCGTTCCAGTTCGGTCAATCCGAGCCATGCCTTGTCGAGCGCCTTCTGTCCCTGCTGCGCGGCGGCAGTGAGCTTGCGGCCCAGCTCGCCCACGATATCGGTTGCGGGGCTTCCACCCGCTTCCACGGCGTTCGTCCGCGTCTGCCCGTCGCCTTCACCACGGGCCCCGGAGCGGCGCCCTCCGCCGGGCGCAAGCCGGGCATGGGTCTCGCTGGAGCTTCCAGCCAGATCAGCGGCCTCGCTGTGGGCCTCCCTGGGTTTCGGCTCCGGGTCAGCGACCGCCGCCCGCTCGGGATTCTGTGTGGCAGCGTCAGCGGCCCGGCTTTTGCCGGAACCGCCTCGCGCACGCACCGCCTCTCCCCCGTCGGGCGGCGGATCGCCTATGTTCACGGCAGAAGCGAGCGTTTTGCCCGTCTTGGGATCGCGAAACGCTGCGGTGCCTGGAGGCATCGCCTCATCAATTCTGATAGGGATGCCGGCATATTCGGGGGCGGCAGCGAGCACGCTTGGTAACGGCTTAACCTCATCAGCCGGGGGAGGTGCCGATTGCGGCTGATCGGTCACCTCCCGCCCGGCCTCCGGCGGACCACCCGCCTGAGCTTGTTCGTCAGCTTCCACGGCGCGATTCCGCAATGCCTGCGCCAGATCGCCAAGCTTCTCCTGATCGAATTTCGGCAATTTTTCCCACCATGACCAAAATGCCACAGAGCCGCGGTCGGCGAAGAATTTGGCGTCTTCAATCAATTCGGTCGGATATTCAATCCAACTTCCCTGATCTCGTTCTGTCGCGGCGATTGGAACGTTTGTCTTGCGCCCGGCGCCTGGCTTGAAATCGTCGATCGTGGGACGGGGCGGCGTCACGTCCTTTAGCGTGTCCTCGAGCTCGTCAGCGGTCGGCATCCCGAACATGACTTCGGGCGCATACAACCGGATCAGCCATGCTGCCGAACGCCACCGCAGCATCTGGCGCTGCATTCCGAGGGTCGCCCAACGCGCGTGAGTTTTCTTTTTGTTGCCGTCCTTGCGGTCAATGAATGTCGTCCAATCGCTGTCGACCGCCGTCTTCAGGTCGATCTCGATCTCCACTGGATCTTCGGTGGGATACTCGGTCAGCTTGGCGAAGCAAGTCTCGGACGGGTTAGCGTCTGTGCCGCCGGAGCGCCAGCGCAGCGGGCCAAGAAATTTGCCTGACGTGTTGGCGCGGGCAACCATGTATTGCGTGATCCAGCCGGCGCGACCATGCACGAAGAAGATATTTTGCATCACCATAAGCGGGTTTTCGCCCATCTGTTCGGCGAGCAGCAGCGCCACCGTGCAATTCGGCACGCTGTCTCGCATAGCATCAGGGACGAGTTCTGATTTGCAGAACGCTCCGGCCATGCGCTGGATCATCGCCCAGCGGTCGGGGTTGATTTGAGCGAGTGCGGTTCCTGTCATCGCCGTTCTCCGCACCACTTACAGACCTGATAAACCTGCATGAACATTGAACAGGCGTTCTCCCATTCATGACCTTGCTCTTCACACCGAGCCTGCATTGCGAGCTTTACATCGGGAAGATGCTGGATCTTCTCAAACTCGCGCCATTCATTTCGTTTCATCCGAGTAATTCCCTGTTTTTAAGCACGGCGAGATTCACCGGCTTAGCGTGATAGGATTGCGGCTCGTAGCGCCGCGCCCAAGCACGGCGGGCGACGAGATAGGCGTGCTCGGCCACAGTCACAGCCCTCGCGCCCTGCCAGATAGCGATGATTAGCCGCCCGTCCTCGACGACGCGCTCGCCGACCTGGGCGCGCAGGGGGTACGGCGAGCGGTCGAGCAACGCGCAGCAGTCCTGTGGATCGAAATATTCCGAGTACGGATCGCACTCCAGCCACGGGCACGGCAGGAAGATCAGCGCCGGCGTCCAGGGATGTCGGCGGCCCAAGCGGATCGCGAAGTGTCCAGGCGACGGGGCATCAAGGACCTCCCCGATCGCCGCCAGAGGGCATTCAGGAAGCGCCATCCCCGACCTCCAGTGCATGGTATTCGGCGGCTGGCATGTCCGGGTAGAAGCCGGTCGCGGTCATGGCGCGGCCTTCTGTGCGAGCGGCACAACATTGGGGTGTTTGGTCTTCATGTGCCGTTGCACATTCTCAAAACTGCGATTGCAGCAGGGGCAGACGCCAGCGACAGCACGACGCCTCGCTTGAAGATATTTCTTTTCTGCGGTCGCGATCTTAGCGCGTGCATCGGCTAACTCGTCTTCGAGACGTGCGGCGTCTTGTTTCAAACGGTCTCGCTCTCGGCGCACTGCCTCATTTTCGGCTTTTTCAGTACCGGTTCTCCAGCCCCACTGATGTCCGCTGGGGCAATAATAGTAACCTCCTAACCGGCGCAGGCTCTCATAAATGATTTGGGGTACTGTATGCCACACGGAGCACGTCTGACATTGCGTAAGGACATGCCGGTCGCCTTTTATTGTGATCGTCGAGTCAGCCAAATCTCAGAACTCCACCTCAAAATCTGGCAGCGGCAACCAGCGGATATGCCAACCGGCGAACGCCTCAGCATCTCGCCAGAAGGCGCGCATCTCCTCGAAGGAGACAAACCCATCGAACCGGGCAAAGGCATTGAGATCATCAGGCCAGTCGATCGGCAGCAGGTGATTAAGCAAGAAGACAGAACGCTTATCGAAGGCGATTACGATCGGCTCGACCGCGAAGCAACGCCTGTCGCAGATCCGCCGGCAATATTTGGTCCGCATCCCGGTGAAGAGTTGCAGCATCTCGCCAGGGCGCGCGTGACCTCTCCCGCCTCGCGCCGCGCGGATTGTGCCACCCTTGGTGCCGTCCAGGATCGGCTCGGCAAAGCGAGCCTTAAATGAGTAAGCGACCATTACAGCATCACCCATGTCCGGACCGCTCGTGTTGGGGCGCATCTTCCGGCAGACCCCATGTCGGCACTTGCCCTGTAGCAGCCTCGATTCCGATCGCCATCGTGTTGGCCATGAGGTCCATGAAGGCGCGCTTACGGTCCTGCCCTTCGGGGCCAGAGACAGCGCCGATGACGATAGAGCCGAGCAGGACTGCGCCGTCCATTGTGTTGGGCAACGCCGCGTAGGCATTCCAGAGCTCGCCCTCGTGGCGCAGGGCTAAGCGTATACCAAAATCGGCCATCTCAGAACTCCATCAGCACGGCCCACAGGATGAGCCAGAACGCGGTGCACATCACCACGATCAGCGCGAGGGACAGCGGGAGCGGCAGGCGCTCGGTCATCGCCTCAGCCACCCCTCGCGGGCATGCGCGCCATCCCATAGGATAACTCTCGACCCATCCTGCGGCGCGGTCACACCTAGCTCGGCATCGAGGTGATCCCGCAGCGCCGCCATCTCCTCGCGACTGCGGCGGATGCTGCACGGCGGCTGATCCATCGGCTGGTCACCGCCGACCCTGATGAAGGCGCCGCCGTCGTCGAGCCACACGATGCTGATGTCGGCACCGGCAGGGTGGGTGGCGTAGAAGTCGGTCATTCGCCGCGCGCCTTCGCCCGTGCCGCACGGGCTTCGGCGATGCGGTGGTTGTTCGTCAGCACGTCGCGCAGCACGGGCGTTAGGGCGGCGTGGTTGAGGATCAAATCGATTAGGCCGAGGAGAGCGCCGCAGCCGTTATCGAGGTCCGGCGCGGCGGCGATCAGCCGGGCGTTGGCTTTCGCGCGTTCAAGACCAGGTGCGGCTGGCGCATCCTGAGCACCATCATCACGACAACAGATCCACGCCACGTCCACAGTCAGGCGGTCATCGTCATCGTCCCGAGGAGAACGATCAGCCCTGATGTGCAGAGACCACAGATAATTTTTTTCGGCTTCGGCGGCTGACCGCCACGGCCCCGGTGTCCACTTCGGTTCGGTCATGAATGCCCCTCCAAACGGCTCGGTCGCGGCACGAGGAAGCTATCGAAATACTCTTTCGCTTCGTGTGGTCCATAACAGGTTTTTAGCGGACCGATTCCCGCCGGGCTGCCCGGATTGGGGAACCATCGACCGCGCCATTTCGCAATTCTTCCGCGGCGGACTTTCACGATCGAGCGCGGCCCGGTCAGCTTTTGTTAGAAATCCCGTATCGGCAATCACGCGGACCGTGGCTACGTAGAGCCAATCGCGCGTTGTGTATTTGTCCGCCCGCATCGCCCGCATCGCGACCTCCCATCGGCTCAGTACGGGCATAAGATATGGCGGCGTTCGTATCCCGTCAAGATACATTGTCGCGTCCGGTTGCAATTTGTTTTGGCGGACGCTACATTCCGGCCATGACGCTCAGCGAATGGATTGACCGCGAAGGTCTAACGAAATCCGCAGTGGCGGCGAGCCTTTGCATGACTCGCGGCGCACTATCCAATCTATGCAACGGGCGCTTCAAGCCGAGCCTCGAAACCGCCGTCGCAATTGAACGCTTGACCGACGGCAAGATACCGCCCAGCGCCTGGCTGACGGCGGCGTGAGCGGGGGCATTCTCTGCCTCGATCTTGGCCGGCAGAGCGCGTTCGCTTACGGTGAACCCAGCCGTAAGCCGGTATGGGGCCACGTTACTCTAGGCGAGCCGCAAGCCTCGGGTGGTTGCGTTCTCGCCGAAGCCAGGAAATGGATCGAAGCTCTGTGCGACCGCTGGAAGCCGCTCTGGATCTGCCAGGAGGCGCCTTACGCGCAGCGGCCAGGTCAGAAGACCAGCGTGCCGTTCAATCCGAAAACCCAGGCGCGGCTACAGCGCTTCGCCGGCGTGGCCGAGAGCTTGGCGTATGAGAGAGGTCTGTCCTATCGTGAGCCGGAGATTCGCGATGTGGCCGGGCATTTCCTTGGCGCCGAGGGCCGGCGTATGCGCTCCGATAAGAAAAAGCGACAGACGGTCGTGATCTGCAAGCTGCACGGCTGGGAGCCGGTCACGGGCGATGAGGCTGACGCGCTCGCGCTGCTGTCTTATATGGAGTGGTCGCTGTCCCCCGGCCAGGCACGGCTCAGGGGCGAGGGCGTGCCGCTGTTTCTGGCGGCTCAGCGATAACAGGCAGTGACGCCGCACATTCCGAGAAAATTTTCCGCAACTCGTGAATATCGATGTCTCGGTTAGTCACCATATCTCGCCCGATCCATTTGTACCAGCAGGCTCGAAAACCGCTTGGCTTATGCCAGAAATTTGGCGGGTCGTAGTAATGGCGTTCATGGTCTAATGTCCACGGAACAAATTTAGCGAAAATTCTTCCGCTACCGTTATGGTAATCACATCCAAGACCCGCTTCTCTCGCGCCAGCGCAACTCAGTTCTGCGCCGCAATCGCAGTACCATTGGGAAAGAGTGGGCTTTATCCGGCGCTCGATATATAAGGCTTTAGTCAGCTTGGTGTGGGCGTTGGTACGAAGATCATGCGCTTTACACCACAGCTTATGCCTCTGTTCTCCTTCGGGAGTCCGAAGACCACTTGTGGTGATAAGTCCAAAGGGAGTGCGCTCAGTTGTAGGCGGAAATACCGTACCTTCGCTGTGAAGCGCCTTCTCAGTTAAATTATATCCAGATTGCTCATCATAATGCGCAAAGCGGCGCTGAAGCTCGTTCTGGAAACAAGCATTGTGATGCTTATCCATGCAGGCTTGGCATGTAGTCTCGTAAGCGCCGCAGCCGGTGCACCACGGGCACTCACCCTCTCTGCCGCACCAACAATACGGTTTCATGAAGAAAACATCGTTTTCCCAGTCAGCACCATAACCAAATTCGCCACCTAGAATACCACGGCTAAGCCGTGCCTGATCGATGGTGGCAATGGCCTCTGTTAGCGCAATTAAACCGAACTCCAACGGGTTAGTTTCATCCGCCTGTGCGGGAAGAATGATCTGTATTTCTTCCATTCCTTTCAACTCCTTCCTCAATAGATGTTCGATGGTGGAACCAGGCAGAGTGACTCTGCATGTTCGACGGAGCCGATCATGACAGCCTGCTCTCGCTCGCCACATGGGCTCGGGCGGTCGATCTGTACCGGATCACGGCTATTCCACAACTCGACGGTTACGGCGTCCTGGCGACCGAGCAGGTTGTGATCCACCAGTTGCCCGTCTGTTAGGCTATCAATCCGGACGTAATACATCTCACGCCGCCGCTAGCGCCTTTCTGAGCGTTGCGGTAGGTCTAAGACGTGTGACTGTCCGGGTTTCTGGCTTGCTACGAGGCGGCGTTTCCCGTTGGGAATCCTTGGCACGCCTGTAGAAAGCCAACGCTGTTTCTACCGATTGTTCCACCTCCGCACGTGTTTGGGCCTCGAAACAAAAGAACGGGCTGGAGAGAGAAACCGCCACGTAGTTTCCGTTCTCCAAAACGCCGATTCGCACCCCGATTTCTGTCGCCATGATCCGATCCTCCTCCTTCTACTCCCCCCACCGAGCAGAGGCGGCTTTCCTCGCAATTTCCCGGCGCTGAACGCCAGTCAACTTCGCTGATCGCGCTTTCGCCCCAGCCTTCCCACTCCGTACCTTCCCAGAAGGTGCGGTCAGTTCCTCCTCAATTTCTCCCGTGGCGATCCGCGCCACCATTACCGCGCAGGCGACGGTATCCGCCGGCCTGCGCTCTCCTCTTGGTCCCTTCGGCACATCCTAACTCCCACCTTTTCCCGTCCAGATATGAACATATGAACACACGTTACCCTTGTCCGACAACACAAGGATATGGTCGTTCGATCAAAGCCTTCGTTGCGGGGGTTGCGATGGCTCGATGCGATCGGCCATGCGCCGCAGTGCCTTCGTCAGCCAATCGCGGAGATGCCAAGACACCCCGCGTTTTAGCACACAGATAGCGTAAGCGTTCTCGTCCAGTGCGCCCTGCAAATAGGCTCGTGTCAGGCTTTCTCGTCTCATGTCGCTGGCCTCAAAGTTGACGGCGATGCGTCTTTATCGACCACGACCTGCCCGCGGTGGATGAGCCGGTCGATCGAGGCTTCGAGGTCCGCTGGCGCGAGGTGCTGCCAGCTCGCCGACTTGCGCAACCGCGCGAACAGCGACTCGGCCTTGGTAGGATCGCTGAGCACGCGATGACCGCGCCCCAACTCGTATTTCAACGCCGTCAGCACTCTCAGGTCCAGGTCGGCTTTCTCCGACGTGGACAGCGGGAACCGCTGCCGCAGGCTCGGTGGCGCATCGGCGAGTTCGAGCATGCCCTCGCGCCATTGCATGTGGATCGTCGGTTTGGGGCCGGGCAGGTTCGTGATGTGCGTGCGCAGTACCAGCTTGTCGGCATCCTCGCCGGTGTGTGCGTCATAGGTTTTCGGGCGCTCCAGCACGAGGATATGACGGATCGATTTCTCCCAGACCCAGCCGCTCACGGAGGACGTGCCGGCCTTATTAGGATGGTGCAGGAGGATGATCGCGAGGTTGCGCTCGGCCGCATAGCGCTTCAGCAAATGGCAGAACTCATAGGTATGCCGGCGATCCTCCCCATCGAGCAGCGTCGAGGCGTTATCGAGGATCAGTAGGCCACACCCGAAATCTGTGCAGTGTCCTACGCCCTCGGGGCCGGCGATCGAGCGCCAGAGATCCGTCGGCTGCCCTGGCTGCCCTGATGCGCACCGGAACAGTATTGGGTCGAAAGCCTGTCCGTCGTCTGGTTCGCCGGTCCAGGCCACTGCGCCCTCGTCGAGGTCGAGCGGGTCGACGCCATACTCGGCGATCACCCGGTTAAAGCGTGCGTGCAGCTGGAATTCCTGATCCTCGCTGTAGATGGCATAAGACCGGGCATGCTGCTCGATCGGCTGCCCGAACCATTTCCCCGCCGGACTCCAGCTCGCCACCTGCAGCATTAACATCAGGAAGCTCTTGCCGACGCCTGGCGGTCCGGCGAGCATCGTCACAAACCGTCGCGGGAACAGCCCCGGCACGATCCAATCGATCGCGGCCGGGTCCTTGCCGGCGAGGTCGCTCGCGTACGTTATCCGCCAAGGCGATGGTTCCGGTTCCGATCGCCGGAACTGTGGACGTATAACCGGGTCAGCCATCGGCTAGGCCGACGGGTTAGATTTGCTCGTCGCTTCTCGATCTTCACGGCCAGCATCATATCCGGCGTAATAATCGCCACGCTGGAATGAGTATTTGGTTTCGTCGGGAGCGATAGCGCGCAAGCCATCGATTGCGTCATGGTAACCTTGTTGCCAAAACCAGTTATGCTCGTGATCGATCTCACGCCGCGCCATCACTTCCCCCTCCCCAAAAGCTGATCGTTGAAATCCCCGAAGCGCGGCTCGGGGAATACCGCCGAGCATAGACGCTCGGGTGAGTATGCCGCTATCGCGCGCTCGGCAGCCGCTTCGCCGGCCGCACCGCGATCCGCAAAAATCAGCACGCGCTCGACGCACGCCGGCAGGGCGATCGAGTGTAGCCGGCCGGAGCCGCAGGTTGCCCATACCGGTACACGGAACAGCGCCGCCGCAGCTAACGCGCTCTCGACGCCCTCGGCGAGCCCCAGGGTAGGACCAGCTGGCGCAAGCCGCACAGCACCGTTGCCGAGCCGGCCAATGGTTTTCTTGCGCGCCGCGATCCCGACCGCGCGGGCGTCCTGCGGGCCGGATTGACTGGCGTCGACGACATAGCGGCGCTCGCACCAGATGCGCTGCAACGCGGTGATTTGCCCGTCTGTGTCGGTTACGGCGGCAAGTATGGCGGGACGGTGCTGTGCCTTCCACCATTGTCCGTCAGGATCGCGCCACGTGCGCCAGGACGGCTCTACGATGGGCTTAACCTCGCCACATGGTTCCGAGTAGAGGACGCGGCTATGGCCTCTCAGCGCTGCCGGAAGCGCCCCCCGCCGCAGCAGTCCACGTGACTGTAGGTAAAACTCGGCGATCCGGGGTGCGTCGGCGCCCGCCCATAATTCGCCGACGTGCTTCGGTATGCCGGGCAAAGAACCGGCCGCGCGGCGAGCCGGCGGCCGGAGTCCGGGAGAAACGCTGTGACCAGCGGATGAAAGCTGCGCCACGGCCTGATGAAAATCAAGTCCTTTGGTGCGCCTTAGGTACTCGATGGCGTCGCCGGTCGCACCGCAGGCGTAGCAGCGGAAACGCTGATCAGATGGTATAACGGCGAAACTCGGATGAGCGTCGGGCGAATGAAATGGGCAACTCCCGAGCCAATACTGCCCCACGCGCTTCAGCGACACGTCGCGCCCGATCAGTTCCCGCAGCGATACCCGCGACCGAATGGCGTCGATCTCCGTCGCGGGTATCACACGTCGGCCTTCCGCTTGTCGAATACGCGTCCCCGATGCGTGGCGCACCAGCTTCCGCCGGGTTGCGCGACGCGCGCGCCGCAGTACGACCATTCGCCGCCGCACACGTCGCCGGTGATCCAGCGGCAGCCGCCAGTATTTACGTTGGGCAGCCGATCATAAATCGTCGGCGGTTCTGGCGTGTTTCGCATGCGGAATCCTTGGCGATAGAGTCGCCCGATGACGGCGTTTCGGGTGCAGCCTAGCCGTCGCCCGATCTCGCGTGTCAAGAGTCCCATACCGGCCAACTCGACGACGATCTCAGCGCGCTCGGGTGTCCAGAAGCTGATCATCGGAGCAGCTCCCCCGACAGCACTGCGCGCACCCGATCGGCTTGCGGACTCTGCTCGGGGACTTGCCCGCTTGCGAATAGTGTCAGATATCGCTCGCTGACTCCGGCCGCGACGGCGATCTCCGAGCGGCTCATCTTACTCAGCCGGATCAGCCGCCGATCGTAGGACAGCGGGATTATCGGCTCGCCAGCATTGATCGCGGCGAGGTCGTCGAGAAATGCCTTGCCGAGTCCGCGCCACGGCTCCTCGAACTCACGATCCCAATCTATCGCGCTCAACCTCCGTACGCCCGGATCAGCGCGCCGACGAGCAACGCGCTCGCCGCCAGCAGCGCCCAATCGACGCCGATCTTCAGATTCACCGCCGCTTTCATCGTATCTTCCTCCAGTCTCCACGGAACTTCGCCTGCCAGGCCTCGATCGCTTCCCGTGTGCCGACCTTGCAGGCGAGACGGCATGCCCTGATCTCGATCTGATCTTTGATCCTCGCCTCAGCGATCAGCTGCGGCCATAAGTTTAGGGCCGACTGCCGCCCGCCGAGGCAGAGCGGGATGCGGTCATCCAACTCGTAGGGGCTACGGGGCACGTCGACGCCGCCGTACCGCTCTAAGATGATTTCCCGCAGCTCACCATAGACCGCCGGCCCTTGCGTCTCGTAGACGCGCTGGGAGCGGCTGTAGCCGGGGTGGCAGATCACCGCCGGATCGCTGGTCGCGACATCGCCGGGGGTCAGGCGGCCGTCGGGCACCGCCATCGGCGGATCTGCCGCCCAAGTGAACCACGCCGCGACCCCCGCCGCGATCAGCGCGACGGGAGCCGCAGAGGCTAGCGGCCAGCGGTGGGTCATTGGAAACATTCCGCATTCGCAATATTGCCCATTGACGAGTAAGTCATCCCCCAAGCCTGGCTACCATGCCCGTCTGCGTCGTCGCAGCCTACGGCGAGGGGATGCGTGTCCTGCCACGTCTTCCATTCCTCTTTTGACGACTTTTCAGGGGGGCAAATTGGGTGTGTGCGCTTGTACCTCTCGTCTGCGGCCTTTTGTTCCTCTGGCGTTGCCGGCAAACCTAGGGCGCGAGCCCACATGAACTCACACTGCGAACGCGTCAGGTCTAGCACGCGACCCTCGGCACTCGACGATAAACTCACATGACCGTCGAGGGTTGTTGTCATCAAGTGCCAGGGCCGCTCGCCCGCCATCCCGGCGCCGGTAATGCCGAGGATTGCGACGGATGTGTACGCGAAAAGGTGTGCCCAGAGGCGGGACGCCTGCTTGGCCTTACATTCGGGCCATTCGTGCCAGTTTCCACAGACCTCGCAAAGGATTTCCTTGGTTTCCATCTCTCCCTCCGACTCCTCACCGAGCGCTCAATTCAGTTCCTGTTCGATGCAGCCGAGCAGGAAGTCGAATAGCCGCAGATAGGCCTCCGCCCACACCGCCGCCCCCGCCGCCGCCTCCGCCGCCTCCGCCGCCGCCCACGCCGCC